TTAACCCACAAGCGTGGCCCGTTGACCGGGTCAGGGTCGCGGTTGTTAATGCTGGGAATATTGTAGTTTTCATAAATAGAGGTGCCGTGCAATGACGGTGCCTCTTCGATGACAGGCATTTCAATAACACCGGCTTGAGCGGACGATAGTATTAAACTGAAAAAAGAGGCTGAAAATAAACGAGCAAACGACATATTAAAAATACGTAATAGCCTTAGTTTCTATTATGTGAATGAGGGGGATTGGCGATGGGTGCCTGTGGTTTGATGATCCAGAATAAAATGATAAAGCCCATCATCATCACTGACAGGCATACTCCAAAAATAGACATAGTGCGTTTCCTTTCAAATCCTTGTGTTTGCAAATGACTTTACAATCTGTCATTTGTCCAGTGGCGTACTATAAACAGTTAAAGCCCATAACTGCAAGCCGAAAAGCGTGGGAGATCGGTATATCTCTGGAAATTATTCAGTTTTGTGATCAATCGCATCCGGATGCACCCGATAAACCCCCTTACGTACCCTAAACACAAACTTGGTGTGGCTCATGGTGCGCTGCCCCGGTTCAATGGTCGCGGCGGGTAAAAATGATAGGATGTACTGGGTTTTAATATCGGAAAAATAGTCTCTAAATTCCTGCAATGTGATCATGGTGCCCTGATCGTCCATGGTGCCTAACTCACCGTTTTTAACCGCTTCGATAAAACGATCTTTTAACGTCATAGTGTTATCCCTGAAATGTTTGTCAATTATTGGAAACCGGCGCTTTGTAAAAAGCGTCGGTAGCAACCACCTGGCTAATGTGTTTTTACGTACACATCGCCCGGTTAAGGTGAAAGGGCCGCAAGTAACAAGGGCGGCCTTTTTTCCAACAGTGACAAACGCAATGGTATTTCAAAGGACAGGGCCTCGATCAGTAATCGGCTGTTATCCGGATTGACGTTAATTGATGTGGGCAGGATGAACACTTGCGCGCACAGGGTTTCCATGTAAGTCATGGATTTAAGCGATTGAATCGAGGGTAAAAATGGCCGAGAAACACAAAAACGTGTCGGCACCGGTGGGATATAACCTATTGTGGAAAAAAAGCTTCCGACAATGGGGGTTCGTGACGTAATATTACAATTAGCCATGAGCAACTCCTAAGAGGTTGTTGGTGGTTAGTGGGTTCAGGGTGTTAGCGCACCTTGAACTTGCGTCTATTTAATTATTGAAATTTCATCTTTATTACCTCGCTTGTTTATTCTTGTTTATTTATTTTCGTTTATTTATGGACTAGTTCGGTTATTTAAGTAACGTAAAAAATAACACGTCAATAGTAGTCAATAAAATTTGTATTTGTCAAACGCTGTCTTAGCGTGAAATTATTTCGTTATGTCGTGATGTAAAATTTTGTTTTGGCAGGTTTAATGTTTTACAAATGTTATCGGTGAGTGTTAGTTCCGGTGCAAAAGTTTTTACGTTATGCGAGTTCACTTTCGTCTGTATGTTTAAAATTCGACTTAACATGTTTTCATGAATAATTTGTGCCGACTGCGTGATGCTTTCATTTTCATGGCACCGGCGATATTCTGCCTGGGTGAGTTCCTGATAGAAAAAGGTATCTAGCAGGTTATTGCTTTCCTCCCATCCGTGTTCTGGGAATAAGGGGGCAATTGCGTGTTGAGTCATGATTGCAAATCCTTGTCAGGTATCGTTTGACTATTATTAAGACGTAATTAAATGTCGATCCTGTAAATAAAGTTACCTGAGTTGTTAATATCAGTGATCACCTCATATCCCATTTTCTTTTTCAGTGTTCCTGAAATCATGCTGCGTACCGAATGAGGCTGCCAGTTAAAGGCGTCCTGTATCTGTATGTTGGTCGCGCCATTTTTGCGTTGTAGCATTTTTATAAGCTTTGCGGTTTTTGAGCCTTCTCGGGCATTGCGTGGAGTTGGTTTTTGGATCTGAATCCCAAGGGTTTCGATACCCTTGTTTGTAATGGGGTAGCCGCGTTTTGTTTGGGTCGTTAGTAGGGATTTGTTTTGTAGTGCGGTGATGACTTTTTTGAGTGCGCCACCTCGAAGGGGTGTCATGGACGGATCAAAATATCCATTATTGGCGTAAGCGAGTTCAAGAATCCGGGTCTGTGCTTGTGATATTGGCATTGGTTATTCCTTAGTAAGGTGGTAGTTAAATGTGGCTTGTTTTCAATGCCTAAAGTAACGCTTGATTTGGTCATTGAAGCAAGCTTTGAATTAAAAATATTTCGTTTTAAATCAAAGGCTTGTTGATGATTGTGTTTGCTTGTTGTTAAAAGGGGTTGACCGTGTGTTTAGGAGGTTATAGAATCCGCCCTCGCTAAGGAGAGCAATAGCCGGAAGTGATTCTGAAAACTGTGGTGTAACGTATTGTTTTTAAACGACTCGAAATGCAGTTTTCATAGTAAAGTTTTAAAGGTGTTTAGTTAGTGATTACAAGGGCTTGGCAGTGACCCGTCTCATAACTTGTAATCAGTAGGTCCCGTGTTCGACTCATGGTGCCGGCACCATATTTATGTTTAGAATCAAGCAGTTACCGCTTTTGTCTATATTAGCGGTAACTGATTCTGAATACTTTCTGAATATTTTCTGAAAACCCCACTCCTTAAAAACAGTTTCCCGGTTATTCTTCTGGTTGTTATTTGATCAATTGCCTGTGTTTTATTGCCTGAATTGTGATGCTGTTTGCCAGGTGTTTTATATATAGTGCTTAAAGGGCTGTAGAGGCTTTTAATGCTGGTATTAAAGGGGTAGATGTGGGTAAGTCTAAATAAGGCGCAAAAAGCGCCCTGAATTTGATTTTAAAGAATAATATGATGGCTACTTTTGCCCAGCTTTGGTTTTTTTGGTCTCAAGCTGTTTCTTTTCTAGTTCAGCAAAAATATTGGCTTTGAGGAGAGCCTCCTCAGGAGAGGTCTCACCGGCAAGCGGCTGGCTTTGTTTTTCATGGTCTAGCATAGGTTTATTATTTGTTTTCTTCATCATCATCTCCGTCGATAATTTTTTGCATATCACCCGAAACGAGCTGTTCAGGTTCATTTTCAGCTTTTTTCTTATGTTCCTGCATTTCCTTTGCCGCCATTTGTTCAATTTCTTCCTGTGTCCAGCCCGTTTTCTCACGTTTTTTCTTTTGAGCTTTTTTAAGATCGGTTATGTTATTCATTACAGAACCTCTCGAAATAGATAATCTTTCTTGTCAACATAGGTATATCCAAAGCTTTCATAATAATGTTTCACGTCATCATTGATTGGGTTCATTATTCTTATTTCAGAAGCATTGATAAAGCGCGCATATATTCCATACGCGACTAATATCATATCGAATATTGGTGGTCTATCCCCTAAATCTGGTGGAGAAGCTTCAACCACGTCCAGCCTTAATGCCGTGCCATGATAGGTTGGCCTGCCCATAGATAGTCCAATAAGCTTGTTCGTTTCCCACAGGGCAATCTCAAAGCGTTTAGGGTATCTGAATTTAAATGCGTTATATCCTTCAAACCAGTCCCAATCAACCTGCCGGCTAGGGGATTGACCCCACAGCTTAGATGCGGATAGCGCCATAGGCGTAATAGCTGAGGCGGTAATGTTCTGATTGCCTGCACTTTGGAATGTACGTTGGGCTGTGTCGAGTGCCATTTTACGAAGTTTTGTGTAGCGTTGTTCTGCATCAATATGTGTTGCTAGCATTCTACTGCTCTCCCTTGCGAAAAAATATACGCATTATTATGAGGTGATTATTGTAGTATGCAAGAAAATTAATAAATCAGATATGGATAACATCATGGGCTTTACTTTGCTTGGTTATTGTTAGTTTTAAAGGTCGAGAGAACAAAGATATGTTAATAGCATTAGAGGTTGTTAATAAAGTAATGAAAAAATGTAGATTTTAATGCTTGTGTTGGATAGAGCGGATGCTGTATTTTTATCTTGATTTAATCATTGTTGAATGATTCGGCTGGATAATTCACAACTCTAGCCTCAAAACTAAAATGATAAGGAGAATGGAGCGTGGTTGATCTAGTGCAGAAGAAAATAGGTAAATTAATTGGGCTAAAAAAATCTGAATTTAATCAATTAATTGTTTCAAAAGAAATTAGTTTGAGAAAACCCCGCCTCATCCCAGTTTATAAGCTAGGTGATGAAATGGCTCTTACTTCGGTGCTATTGTCATCAATACGGCTAGTTAAGGAGTTCAAACAGGCCTTGCTGTCAGAGGCAAAAATGCAAATTGGCGGAACACTATATGTTTATTCCGAGGTGGAATTTAAAGATTTTCCAGATTCTCGCATTGATGGGCTAATCTTAGTTGTTAAATCCGGCACGATTCGTGATGCTGCTATTGTTGAAGTTAAGAATGGCAAAAATGAACTCGAAAAAGAGCAGCTTGAACGTTATCAACAGATAGCAAAAAAATACGCTATCCCTAAATTTATTACTATATCAAATCAGTTTGTTTCAGATAGCACACAGTCACCCGTGAGCATTAAAAATATTCGCGGGCTGGAGATGCATCACTTCTCATGGACATATCTCCTAACTATTGCGCATGTGTTGTTGTTCGAGGGGGATGCCGCAATAGAGGATGAAGATCAGGTTGAGATTATGCGAGAGGTAGTCAATTACCTTGAGTGGGATAAATCAGGTGTTTTTGGTCTCAACCAAATGAAGGCAGGCTGGGTCGATGTAGTTGATAAGATTAATGCCGGTGCAAGCCTTAAAGCTACCGATGAGTGTGTCCAGGAGGCTGTATTAAGCTGGCAGCAAGAGGAACGTGATATGGCTCTACTCTTGAGTCGCAAACTGGGTGTTCTGGTGCAATCTGGAGCAACAAAGTTTAAAGGGAAGCTGGATGAGAGGCTAAAATCTGACTGTAAAGAATTGGTATCGATTAAGCAGTTGTCATCAGTGCTGCGTGTAAGAGGCGCTGCATCAGATATTCAGGTGCAGCCCTTATTTGAAAAACGGACGATAGAAATGAGTGTATCTCTAAAATCACCTGAAGATAAAACACTAAAAGGTCAGCTAGGGTGGCTTAAACGGCAGCTGGATACCTGTGTGAAAAAGAATGACGCCTTACTGTCTGAGCTTGTGAAAGAGATTTATCTGGAGGTATTAATCAAAAAGAGTCCTGTGGCTGAGCGATTTTCGATTGATGATTTTGTAAATGCAGGTGAAAGACTGAAAGGTAGGGAGATTCGTGAATTTAAAATTATTTACCTGAAAGACTTTAGTAAGAAATTTTCTTCACCCAGAAAATTTGTCGAAATTATAGAGCAGATGTTGACGGATTATTATATGGGTATCGTGCAGCATCTCAGTAAATGGGAGCCATCGGCACCTAAAATGGTAAGCAAGCGTGAAGTTGTTGAGAGTGAGGCTTTTATAGATGCTGTGAATGATGGGGATGTGGTTTTTAATGTTCAAGATGGCGAAAGCACTGTTCCAGTTGTGCTTTCCTCGCCTTCTATCGATTCATCAGATATTGGGGATGCGAAATTGATAGGTGAGTTCGGGCCTGTCGCTGAGGATTAATGGATTTAATTTGGGTTTATTTTAATATTTCTAAAATTCGTCATTATTTTTCATTTATTTTGCATATAGGGGTTTAAATATGTCAAAACCACACCATATGGTAGTCATTGGCTTTTATTTGGTTGTTGAGTATGATTTGTTTTGCTTATATATGGGAGTAAAGTATGTGGATTGGTGTAAAAAGAAGGTTTGATTCGTTTATTGCAAATTTAAACTACACTGATGTACAAGAAAATGAAGGATCCAGGCATGCTTTAGGCGTAATTAATGTGTTGAATAAGTATTATTATGGAAGTGCTGATATTAATAATACTGCTTTTTTTGCAGGGTCATGGCTTAAAAAGACAAAAATACGTCCTACAGGAGACATTGATCTTTATTTTAAATTGCCCATATCTGTATATCATCGATACCAAATCCGAGCAGGTAATAAGCAATCAAGTCTTTTGCAGGAAGTGAAAAGCCTATTACTACCGGCATACCCAAGCACTGATATTAGGGGCGACGGGCCAGTAGTGGCTATTAATTTTAAAAGTCAGAATGTTGAGCTGATTCCAGTATTTGAGCTTACATCTGGGGCTTATTTTTTGTGTAATACTCGGAATGGAGGTAGTTACATAACTGCTGATCCTGCAGCAGAATACAATATTATATCTAGTGTAGATTCAGAGTGTGCAAATAACTTAATCCCTCTTATAAAAATGATGAAATGCTGGAAAAGAAATTGTAACGTTCCATTAAAATCTTTTTATATAGAATTAATTGCAGTGGAGTTTTTGAGGCAGTATAAGTATCGCAAGGAAACGGCTTTTTATTATGATTGGATGGTTAGGGATTTTTTGGTATTTCTTTATAATAAAGCAGATAAATGCGTAGTGGTGCCAGGAACTGGTGAGTTAATAAGTCTTGGAGATAATTGGCAATCTCAAGTTGTTACTGCTTATTATCGGGCAGAAAAAGCATGCGAATATGAGTATTTAGATATGATTAAACTCGCGAGCGAACAGTGGCAATTAATATTTGGTAATCAAATTCAGATGGAAGTGGTATGGACAAACGATTTGAAAGGCTTATTGATGAATGCTTAAGGCAGGAAGAGTCATGTAAGTATACTTCTACTATTTTTTATATTTGGTTAAGGTCAATTAGGTTTTGGAAAAAAGCACTAATTGTTTTACCTATTATTTTTGGAGGATTAGCTACATGGTCAATATTGGTAGATTCAGGTAATACTAATTTAAAGTTTCTAGCAGCATCTTTTGCTCTTTTAGCGTCTCTAATTCCAGCAATATATGAAGCGTTAAAATTAGATGTAGATATTGGTCGTGTGGCTGAATCAGCTGCTGCATTTAAGCATCTACAAGATCGTTTTAGAATTGCGGGTAATATTTTTTCATGCAAAAGTATTGAGGAATTTGAGAAGGAGGTAATATCTCTTATGGATGAGCAAGATTCTATTCGTAAGCATAGTCTTACTCCGCCAGAACGTTTTTTTAAAGCTACTCAAAAAAAAATAAAATCGGGTGATTATGATTTTCAAGTGGACATAGATAAGTAGCGCTAGTGTGATTATTAGGTTGTTTGTTTTGTTAATGTCTTTAAACCAGAATCTACAACATTATATTCAACTGCATCCCTACGATGCCGATCCAAATAAACCTGCGTCATCTTAGCATCAGCATGCCCCAGCAGCTGCTGAATAGCTTCCTCCGCCCACCCAGCCTCCCGATACAAATCAGCCCCCAAGGCTCGTATCTCATGAAACGAAGGCCGCTCCCGAGGCTCCAGTTCATCAAACAGCCCCAGCGTATCGCGCAACGTACTAAAATGCTTAGTCGCTTTATCCTCTGTTATCGATGTCCAATGATTCTTCGAGTCCAGTTGGGTGCGGGTGGCTTTGATCGGCTTGTAATGGATAAGATAGGGAGAGGGAATATTATCCCGACACCGTTTAATAATGCTATCCAGCTCTGGCCCAATATTAATCGCCATCGCTCGACCGGTTTTAATTTGTACAAAACGCAGCTGTGCATTCTCAATCTGTGCAAATTCCATCACCACTAAATCTTCCCGGCGCTGTAGTGTCTGCAAGGCTAAGTCCAGTACATTTTTGTACCATGGGGCAGCAGTCTCATAAATCTGTTGGAAGGCCGCCAACGGCAGGCGCTGGCGCTTAATCTCTTCGGTTTTCTTAATGGTGTCATCCGCATTATTGCGGTCACATTCACCATCCCCTATCGCCTGTTTCAGAATTTGAATCATTAAACCCCGGCGACGATTAGAAGAGGTGTCCGGGAATTGATTTAAATATTGGTTAATGGCTTTTCGGGCTTCACGGCTATGGGTGTTTGAGCCGATAAACCCAATTGACATCGCCCCCAGTTGACTGTTTTTTAGGTGCTCAATCTGGTTGGCATAATCCTGCAGGGTTTTAGGTGAAAGCGGCTGACCTTTACGGTTGCGTCGTTTGGGAAGAACGGTGGTGTTAAAGTGATCCAGATAATCCGTGAACAGGGTATCGGCCTGTGTTTTTGTCTGGCGTAGCTCAACTGGCTGCTGGGCTAAATTCACCAGCTGTAAGACCCGATCATCGGCAGAGTAAATCAGGGCGTTCATGCGTTTGGCTGCAAGGACGGCGAGTTTTTTATTTGTTCCAAAGCCGGTTCGCTCCCCGGTGTCAGGGTTGCGATAACTGTAATAAGTGATCCTGTTTTTTACAACCGGATGCAGATTGTCCGGTAGATCGCGTCTACCTTGGGTGCGAGGTCGTGCCATTTATGCCGCCAGTACTTTATCCATGAGTGGGTTGCCTGTGGCCCAACACTCGCTTGTTACATTAATGAAGTAAAGCTTTCCATAGCGAAGGCCTGGTATATCGTCATTTTCAACCCAATTGCGCACCGTACGTACATCCGGCTGGCTACCCTCAACAAAACGCGCCTTAATATACTCAGGCAGGCCCATTAATTGACTGTGTGGGCTTAATCGTTTGTTTTCAGCCTCAATATCCACGAAATAGCATTTCCCGCGCTTAACCCCGGTTAACTCGCCGCTTTCAATCCAGCTGCGCAGGGTGCGGGTGCTTGGGGCGCTACCGGGCATAAATCGGTTTTTCTGATATTGCTCAAGGCTCATCAACTTCATTTAATCTCCGGGATGATGTTATGAATGATTTCAGGTTAACGACAATATAGCCTGTAACCCCCAAACACGGAAGATGTGTAGCTTATAAAGTTATACGGTTATGAAGTGGCCTAAGAGCTGATTGTGTGATTAAACGGGGAAAGGACAAAAAAACAAACCCGTTCCCACTAATCAAAAATGATTAACGAGCCGAGTTGTGATCAATGATGATAAATTCTGATCAATAAAGGCAACTAGCCTTCTTTTTTGGGCGCTATCGGTTCGGGTTTTGACTGGCTTAACACGCTGCGCCCCTGATCGAAAATACTGTGTAGCAGGTTGAGCTTTTCATTCAGCGTCGCATTGTTCTTTTCCGAAGCCTGATAGGACAGGGTTAATGTTTTAAACGCCTTTTCCTGTGACGCCTTATCTTTATACAGCTGCTCAATGACGGTATTGGATTGATTGAGCTTCGCAACGAGTTCAGCGCGATTGGCTTTTAACTCATCCACCGCTTTGCCTAAATTCGATGACAACTTATCCAGGGTGATTGAATTTGTTTCTGAGGTATCCAGCCGCGCATGTAAGCGGGCATTTTCCCGCTCCAGTTGCTGGTTACGGTTTTTAAGTTGCGTATAGTCCAGAGACAGTTTGTCTTTATCTTTTTGTATCAGGTGATTATCTTTTTGCGCTAATGCCCAGCCAGCGCTGGTTAAGCCACCCAGTAGTATGGCTGCAGATAACCCTGTAATCAGCTTTTTAAAGGTGTTTCTGGTCTGGGTTTCACGCTCAACCTGGCGTGTCTCGATGGCCTGTTCCTGCGCCAGCTTATCTTCTAATCGCTTATCCAAGGTGTTTTTTAATTCACTTAAGCGATTTGAAGTTGGTGCGGGGGTGTCATTTTCTTTTGCAGAGTTGTTCTTAAAGTGCAGTATGTTTTCATCAGTCATAATTAAGGCGTCCTGTCCGTTTTTAAGTTAACCCGAGTTTGGGTTTAATGAGTTTTGACAATAACTGGTGATTGGGGTTCACCTGAATTAATTCAAGATCACTCAGCTCCTCAAAGACCAGATCAATCAGCTCCATCTTCTCCTGTGCGGTGGCGACCTCGTAATAAGCCCACAACTCCTCATCAATATAGCGCAGGGTTTCTAAAAGCTGTGGGGACTTAATCGAATGCTCTGTATCCATCCAGCCATGGGGTTTGTTAAACCTTTCTTCAACAAACCGCGCAAAGGCTGAGCCGACATTTTTGGGGTTGTTTTCCCGCACATAAGCGTGGGTGAATCCACGCTCTTTTCCCAGAAAGTGAGCCAGCTTTGAATTGGTGCCACCCACGGACTGCATCAGGCGTTGCAGGTTGGTATAGCGTATATCCGTAATCGTCTTCATGGTGAAGATGATAACCCAATTGAAAAATAAATGTAGATTATTTTAATCAGTTACTTCCATGTGCGTATATTGTTATGTTATACATTATTTCAGATTAACCCAACGTGAGGTTGGGGAAGATGACCTGTTATGGAGCAAACAATAATGAAATCAAATCGGAGTAGACAATGAGCCTTGATGCCACGCGCTGGGCGTGGCAACAACGTTGCGGTAAAGGCGTTGATAAGTTGGTTTTAATGTCGATGGCGGATCGGGCGGATGAAGCGCATTGCTGCTATCCATCCATTAGTCGATTAACGTTTGACACGGAGTTGAATCGTAAAACCGTACAGGGCGCGATTTCACGTATGGTCGAATGCGGTTTAATTCTGGACACGGGCAAACGAAAAGGGCGAACCGGACAGGTGAAGGTCTACCAACTGGTGGGTGTGCCTGATCGATATAACCCTGCGCAAGTTAAACCAGTGCCAAGAGCTAATGCGCCCATAAACGGGTCACTTACAAAAAACCGCCCTGAAGATAGCGCTGTAATCACGCCTGTACAACCCCAAATAGGTAATGAACCCATAAAAGGGATCGTTTCAATAGCCGCATCTAAGGAGCCCGTATATGGGGTAGTGAAGGAGCCCATATACGGGTTAGTGAAGCAGCCCATATATGGGCTACAGAACCTATCAGTAGAATCTACCAAAGAACCTACCAGTTTAAAAAAACAAAAACTAACAAAAGAAAAGTTCGAAAGTGAAAAACCAAAAACAGAAAAATACAAAGGCATTGAATTAATCAACCTGCCTGACGGTTTAAGCATTCAATCGGCTAAAAATTTCATCGACCACCGCAAGGCCATCAAAAAACCACTAACCCAACACGGGTTCAGTTTGTACCTGAGTGCATTACAAACCTGCACCGACTGTGGCCTGGACTTAAATCAAATCGTCGATGAAACCATCGACGCCGGTTGGCAAAGCATTAAACCCGCCTGGTTAAAAAACCGCTTGAACCCACCGAGCAAATTACAAAGCTATCGCAACCAACAAGATGACAACCGACCCCGCAAGGAATTAGTCGGATGAGTTTTGATGCGGAACATGCGGTACTGGGTGCGGTCATGAAAAAGCCCACCCTGGTGGCGGAAATGGATTTACTGGCCGAAGACTTTGAAACCCAAAGCTACGCCATTGCCTATCAAGCCGTGCTGGATATGGTGGCTGCCAATGACGTGGTAGATATTATTACCGTCGCAGAACGTTTAAACAAATCCCACCCGAACATGAAAGCCCTGTCAGTGATAGGGCAAGCTGCAAAAGATTGTCCCACCGTCGTTAACGCGGTGGCTTATGCTCACATCGTAAAAAAAGATGCCAGAAACAAAAAAGCCAAAGAAGTCGCCGTCGAATTACTCAACACCATAGACCATGCCGAAAACAGCCTGCAAGTAGTTGATCAAGCTGTGCGGGGTTTAATGGCACTGGCGCAAACCCAAAAGCAATATGACAGCTCCATCGGGCAAGCCCTGCAAAAAGCCATCATCAATATTGAAGCGGCGTATGAGTCAGAAGACATCGTCGGTATCCCCATGGGCTTAAAACGTCTCGATGCAATTTTAAGTGGATTACATAATTCAGATTTAACCATCATCGGTGCAAGACCCGCCATGGGTAAAACCGCCTTTATGTTAAACCTTGCCAATAACGCCAAACAACCCGTGGGGATTATCAGTGCCGAGCAACCCAATGAACAAATGGGTATGCGGTTAATCGCTATTCACGGGCGGGTGAATGCCAACCACATGCGCACCGGAAAAATGACAGAGGAAGACTTCACAAAAGTCAGTAACACGGTGGCAACCCTGCATCAGCAATCCAATCTCTGGCTCTACGACAAACCCGCCCCCAGCATTATGGATGTGGTGAGACAGGCCCGAGTCTGGAAACACCTGCATAACATAAAAGCCCTCTATGTGGATTACATACAACGCATTAAATGGACAGATCAAAATATTCCTAAACATGAGCAGGTCGGCAATGTAGTGATGGCGCTAAAAGAGCTCGCCCGCGAATTAGATATTCCGGTGGTGGCACTCGCACAGGTGAACCGTGAAGTGGAAAAGCGCAGTAATAAACGACCTCGTATGGGGGATCTAAAAGACTCCGGTGTGATTGAGCAGGAAGCGGATTGCATTATGTTGCTTTACCGGGATGAAGTGTATAACGAGAACACCGATCAAAAAGGCTTAATGGAAATAGACGTACAAAAAAACCGCCATGGCCCCATTGGTTTTGTGTGTTGTTATTGGCTTGAAGAATATATGAAAGTTTCTGATGAAAAATAAACCAAAAAAATAAATGAAAATAAAAACAGACATAAAAATTAACTAAAAAATAAGCATAAAACAACAAACAAACAACAAAGAGGAAAACACTGAATGAAAAGAGTCGTTACAGTAAACAGGGATAAAGTCATTGCCGATAAAAGCATTGCAAAGAAAGCCGCCGTACTTTCATTGGCAATCAATCAGCGTGTAGCACTGGCAAAAAAGAAAATAGAAAAAGAGGTGCTGGCCCAGATAGATGAGCACCAAAAAAGTGATGCCAGGCTTCGCTTAGCCATTGTGTATCAGGCAATGGAAGATTTGTACTTAAATGGTGCCGGTGTCACCGGAAAAGCCATGGCCATAATTTACCTCTACTCAAGCCAAATAAAAGAGCTGGAAGAAATGAGTATTGAAACCGCCTGGGTGCAACGCATCTTAAAAGAAATGGACATACTGGATGTAACCGATCCGACACCCTACATCGAAGCCTGTCTCACCATCAAAAGTGAATGCCGAAAACCAAGTAAAGCAACAGCACAAATGCTCATGAAATACATGCCCATTTGTGAATGCGTTGAAGATCAATGTATAGATACCTTGATTGATAATAACCATCAGGCCGCATAGGGGAGAGATAGAAATGAGCAGTGATTACTATGATTATATAGAAGATCGAGGAGCCAAACTTTATGCAGCCCAGCAGGCCAGAGGGGTGCAATATGATCAGGTACCGGGGAGTGGCGGGGGAACGGAGCAACGAACCAAAGCGGATATTAGTGCTGTACGCGCAGGCCGACATATTAAATATGATATGGCGGCTGAGCTAAAAGCATCGGGGCATACAAAGCGCCAACTCCTGCTATGCGATTATCTGTTTAATGATGCGATTAAGCTTGCCATGGAAGAGGACTGGTTTGACTTGAAGAAGGAAGACAATATTAAACTACTGAGAAAATATTGTTGTTTGGCGATTGAGGAGATGGCTTCGCCTCAAGAATATACTTCGCTTGCAGCTAGGGCGCGATTTATGAAGATTCATCCTAAGACGTTTATTCGTAATGATTTTAAAAATTATGGTAAAGTTTCCCGACTGCTTGATGATTGGGTTATGTGGCAATTTGAAGGCATGGTGACTATGTTGGGGTGATATGATTGAGATGATGTCAATAGAGGACTAGTTGCTCTTAATCTATTTTTGGTGATAATCAGGGTTTTTGTCTCTGACTAGATTTGGCGATAAGCATATGAAAAATGATGATCTCGAAGGTGCTATAAAAAGTAGTCGGCTATTTATTGGAATTTTATTTTGTTTGGTGATTGGTGGCTATGCAGTTTGGTTTTATGTAGTACAACACCAGGCACTAAGTTTAAATAGTGGTGATTGGGGTACATTTGGTGATTTTGTAGGTGGCATATTAAATCCTCTCGTGGCTTTTTCAGCATTTTACTGGTTAACTGTTTCTGTTTTGATTCAGAAAAAGGAGTTTAGTAAAACAGCTGAAGCGCTAGAGGAAACCAGTAAGGCTCAAAAAGAGCAGGCATTGACTCAGTCTAGACAAAGATTTGAGGGGACATTTTTTCAATTATTATCACTTCATCAGGAAATAGTTAAGTCCATAGATCTCTATAATTCAAGAACAAAGAGAACAACCAAAGGTAGAGACTGTTTTAAGGTGTTTTATGATAGGTTCAAAAGAGAGTTTGATGATACTGTATATTGTTTAATTAATAATGTAGAAAAAACTAATATTGTGGGCATCGAAAAAGAAAAAGCCATGTATCGTGATCCTGAAAAAGAGGCGTTGATTAAGCCTAAATTAAAAGTAATAAACTCTGCTTATCTGGATTTTTACGATAAGAATCAATCGGAAATAGGTCATTATTTTAGAAGCTTGTATAATATCGCAAAATTTATTCACACAAGCGATATAGAAGATAAGTGCCTATATAGTAATCTTTTAAGGGCTCAGCTATCTGTGAATGAAATGATGTTGATATTTTATAACTGCCTTAGTGATTTAGGGGGTAATAAGTTTAAACCATTAATAGAAGAATATTCTTTGCTTAAGGGAATACCTAAAGATTTGTTGATGATGACGCCTGAACATGAGTGTCATTATGATGAAAATGCATTCGGTTTAATGAGATAATATGTTTTTGAAAGAACTAGTGATATGGAGTGTCAAATGAATAAATTTAAACATGTTGAAAAATATTTAATGGTTTTGGTTCCTGTTTTTTTTACTTATCTAATTACGTCGTGGTTTTATGAGAAAAGCAATGAAATGCAATACCTTGATGTGTATACTGAGGTGGAAAATGAATTTTTAAACGCACCATATTTGTTCGGAAAAGATTCTTTTGTGTCCATCGGGAAGAATAAGAGTGAAAAATTAACTAGAATCAATGTTGGTATTTATAATTTTTCAAATACAGACTATACAGATGTACCTGTTATTATATCAATAAAAGATAAAAATAATAATAAATTAACCGTCTTTGGTGGTGTGGCTTTTGGTGCCGGTGATATTAAAGACGGCGTTAAAAAGGAAAGTATAGAGAGTCATTATATTGATAATAAATTATTTAAATATACTATTAAAGTTGTAAATAGAACTGAGAAAAGTGAACCAATTTTTAAGTCGTATATATACTTAAAAGGTGATGTGGAGCCAGATGTGGATGTGCAAATACAAAAAACAGGTCTAACTAAAAGAATTTATGATTATGAGAATAGCCCAGCTTATATAAAACAAGAAAAAACAATTATAAAGGTTTTAGTAGGAGTAGTTTTATTTGGTGTTGGGTTTATGATTTTAATAGCGATGCCAATTCTATCACGATTTTTCTATTTTTTTGAGAATCGAGTTAAAAAGATATATACAAAAGAAATATATAAAGTTATGAATCAGCATGATTTTTTGTGTTCTTTTTCTGATAGTAAGCGTAAGGCATTAGCAATTGATATAATATATGGGCATAAAATAATGCTTTGGGATGAAAGCTCTTTGTTTTCTAAATGGGTAGATGGTATGCGGAGGCCGAATAGAAAAGATTATGAGTTTGATGATGAAGAAAATGTAGATAAAAATATACTTGAATAGATTTTTCCCTTCCATGACTGTCCCAACTTGACTACAATATATCTAAGTTGGAAAAAACTCTGACTTAATCGAAGCCTGAACCCTTTTCAGGCTTTAAAATTTAAGTTCGCCATTTGCCCTAAATGAGCGGACTTTTTTTTGCCTGAAAAAACACTCAAATAATCCAGCCAATTAATACAGTAACAGGAATCCCATGATTGAAGCCAACCAACTTCACGATCTTGTTGTGAAGCCTGCGCTATTGTCGCTAGGAAAACAATTCTCTCAACCCGCAGCCCGAGCATTAATCATGGGAACGATTGCACATGAGTCCCTGTCTGGTCGGTTTATCAAACAAGTCGGTGGGCCAGCACTGGGTATCATACAAATGGAACCCGTTACCCATGACGATATATGGCTAAACTATCTGCGCTATAAACCAGAATTGGTTGATCGTCTAAAACTCGTATTTGATATAAATGATCCGAATGCCGATCGCCTGATATATGACCTGCGTTATAACGTGGTGATGTGCCGATTACATTATCGTCGGGTAAAAGAAAAGCTACCCGCAGCAGATGATATTCGAGGTTTGGCCCGTTACTGGAAGGAGCATTACAACACTGTAAAAGGTAAAGGCAGCACAGAGCAATTTATTCAACATTTTAATCATTATATTGCAGGCGTACTATGAGTCAGACGATAGAAAAACGCTTAGATAAAATTGAAGAGAGTCTTGAGAAAATGGCAAGCGCCCTGGCTGAACTTGCTCGCTTTGATGAGCGCCTTCTTGCGCAACGTAACGAGACGGCTCAACTGGTTCAGCGTTTAAACAATCAGGACAAGTTGGTTCGTGAGCTTCAGCTCAATGCGGGACAACGTGAAACCCGCATCAATATTATCAGCCGTTTCTTATGGGCTTTATTGGGTGCAGGCATCGCTTTATTATTTAAGCTTATGGTGCTTTGATGAATGGTCTCGCGGTGAATGTCCGATCAAACCTTAAACAACTTACACAAGGTCTGGATGACATCGCTCAAAAACAAATCCCGTTTGCCATGGCGTTAACATTAACCAGAACAGTACAAAGCGCACAACGATCAGAAAAGATTGCCATGGATCGGCAACTCGATCGGCCCACCCCCTTTACTAAGCGAGGCGTGGCTATACGCAAAGCCACAAAAACAAACTGGCAAGCCCAGGTGTTTATAAAAGATAGTCAGGCAGAGTATTTAAAGTGGGTGGTGGAAGGGGGTACGCGCAAGCCAAAGAATAAAGCGCACCTGTTACCCGTGACACTAAAACGCAACAAATACGGCAATATTCCACGGGGCAAAGTACAAAAGTTATTACGACGCGCAGATGTTTTCAGTGGAGTGGTGGGTGGAGTGGCGGGTATTTATCAGCGTACACGCCGTGGTACTCAATTATTGCTGGCCTTTGAGTCGGTGGCTAAGTACAAGCCGCAGTATCAATTTCATGAGGTGGCTGAAAAGCGGGTAAAGCAGGTGGTAGTTCGTAATTTTAATCTGGCAATGGCTAGGGCGTTAAGAACGGCGAGATGAGCATAGGCAAACAGGGGTGTTGTTAAATAATTTTAGGGGTATCCGAATATAAAAAGCTTTGTTAATATTATAAATAAATGCAGCGTAAGGTTATGTTGTTTTATTAATAAAAACAAAGGGATATACCATGGTTCGGACGTATAAACAAACTAGGGAACACTATCAGCAGTTACGCGAAGTATGTTATCAGCATACCTTAGATCAATATAAGGGAAGTATTAGTGCCTTTGACCTAGATGAAATATCGTTTGGTGCAGCACAAACAGCGGATAGTTGGAAGAATGTGACAGAGGGGGCATATCGAAAATCTCGGTCGCAGTGGAGTTGGATGTCTATGTATAATAATTACAGCAAAGAAGTAAAGCGTTTTGATATTGCTGTATGGCAAGGTGGACAATTATGTGGGTTAAGTTATGGTATACCGACCAAAAGAAAAACAAAGCTTAGGCTGGAACTAGTTGAGGCATCACCATTAAGTGATAACCCGTTAAGAAACCAACTAACAACAATAGTTACATCGGCTGCAATTAACTATGCAATGTTGTTAGGTGCTGATGAATTAAGGATGATGAATCCGGTGAATGATAAAGTGGTTTCTTATTATAAGACGCTTGGTTATAAGCCTGTTAAAAATCGCCTTGGTGTTACTGAGTATTCAAGTTTGAAGCTGGAGTATTAATATGGCTGACAAAGATAACATTGAGACACAAGAAGCAATCGAGAGAATGAAATCCGGTAGTGATTTTGTGAAAAAATATATTAAGAAGTCTCTTGAAGTCGAAGATGAGGCTGATTTACCATCTGTAATTAATGGGCCTACTGACGATGTCAGTCTTGAGCGCTTAAAAAAACGCTTAAAAAATAATGAAGAGGTTGATGGTGATGAGTAATGATAATTCTGAAAAATTTCCTAAAGAAGTATCAGATGTTGACGAGGCTAAACAAGTCTTAAAGAATAATTCGCAGGCAGTAAAAATGATGGTATCTGAAATCACTAAACAGAAAGAGTCAGTGGAAAAATTCAAGAACAAGAAATAACAATCTCTCTGCTCTAATATATAAACAGAAATCAATAAAATATAACGCCCTGTAATTGTTTCTAAGCAATGTTAATCAGGGCGTACATATCTCCTTGCATGATGAGAGAACAACCAGCACAAGAGTCATAGGTTCTTCCTAAAGCCTAAAAAGGCGAGGGTCATTCGCAGCGCGTTCTCTTTCTAGTCACAGAATTTAAAAACGCATTTCGTTTCGTTAAAGCAGGCGTCGCTTTTAATAAGCAATTGATTTTATTGATTATTTTTGATTGTTGTTGATCTGTAATACGAAATAGTGCATCTTTAGAGAGTCAGATATAACATATATTAAAGAATTTTTTATATGAAAATAGAAGAGTTGATGGAGAAGCGGGGGTATTGGTGGCTACCAGAGTACCCGGATAAAAAAATCCCTGGCACATTGGTTATTGAATCTAATGGGCGATGTTGTTTGAAACTTATGGGCAAGTTTGATGGTCATGATGTTAAAGAAATAAGTAAATACTCGATAATTTTAGGGCGATTGCAAAACAGTAAAGACGTAACTCTTATAGATAGCTATGTTGAAAGTTCATCTTTTTGGGGTAATGGGTACGCGTATACAGAGTTGTATTCTAAGCATACGGTTATTGGATATGGTTTTTGCAGTATAGATGATGTTGCCTTTACCGGAGTCGATTTTGAGCTAGAGCATCTTGGTTCATGGCTATTGAAATCAGGGATAAAGATAGAACATTCTGATGATCTTAAAGTAAGCACTGTAAAATTTAACTTATTGGAAAAAGAAAAATATACAATTTGTCCGGGGTTGTTATTTGGGTTTAAATTTTTTTCCAGTTTACCAATGACATACTATTACCATGAGAGTGTCGAATTATCTCAAAAGCCAGTAGTATCTATAGAAAGCAATGAGGAAATATTCAGTATTAATGAATTGTTACGGTACGTGTGGAAATTTTCTAATTTTTTTTGTTTCGTTTCAAATCATCGTTTACCGTTGAAAATTATACATGCGTTTAATTCAGAAATAGTTGATGAGAGAAGCAATCCAATATATATGGATATTTATTCTCAGTCATTCATGGATCATGATTCTATATCTCCTTTTTATGGACGGGATGTACTGTTAAATTATGAAGATATAAAAGATAGATTTCCTGAAATTGTGAATCGGTGGCGTATTCTGTACGATAAAATATTACCTTCACTTAATCTTTATTTTTCTGTAATGCACGGGAAAAATATTCTTATTGAACAACGTTTTTCTTCTATGGTGAATGCTTTAGAGTCATTGCATAGAAGATTGTATTGTAATAGTGTGTTTTCGAAAAGTGAGTACGAGACTAAAGTACATGAAGTTCTTGATTCTGTTCCAAAAGAGCATAGAGAATGGATAGAAGGAAGGCTTAAGTATGGAAATGAACCAAATCTTAGGTTTAGACTAAAGAAGCTAATTAAGCCATTTTCGTTCTTGCTTGGGAACTCAGAGAAAAGAAGTCGGATTACAACAAAAATTGTTAATAATAGAAACTATTTGACTCACTACGATGAGTCATTAACGAAGCAAGCTGCATCTATAACAAGTATGAGTTACTTATGTGATTTTATGGAAATATTATTTCAGCTTAATTTACTGCTATTGCTTGAATGTAGTATTGAGGAATCGGCAGATTCTGTAAAAAATAATTGGAAATTATCGGCTAAACTTGAAAGGGCTATACATTACATTTGAGCTGATAAGAAAGTAATTATTACCTAAGTATTTACCCAGCGCTGATAAGGTTGCTGGGTTTTTTATGGCTTGTAGAAAATGTAACAAGCACTCAAACACAAAATCCCTACCCACGAGGTCATGTATGAAGGTCCAATGGAAGCCCATTGAACAGATAGTTCCCTATGCCCGCAATCCAAGGTGTAACGAGCAGGCTGTGGGTAAGGTCGCTGCATCAATAAAAGAATTTGGCTGGAAACAACCCATCGTCGTAGACATCAAAATGGTCATCATCGTGGGTCACACCCGGCTGCTCGCCGCCCAACAGTTAAACCTCAAAGAGGTGCCCATCTTAATAGCCGATGACTTAACCCCCGAGCAAGTAAAAGCTTATCGCCTTGCGGATAACCGCGTAGGGGAGGAGGCCGAATGGGACAGCGAATTACTCGCACTCGAACTCCACGAACTGGATGGTCTGGATTTTGATTTAGATCTGACCGGTTTTGATGAGGATGAGCTATCCGAACTGATGGAGCTTGAAGAGTTGTTCGAAGATGAAGAAGGCCTCACCGATGCAAATGACATCCCTGAAATACCCGAAGACCCTGTCAGTGTACCCGGTGATGTTTGGCTGCTGGGTAAACACCGCGTCATGTGCGGCGACAGTACCTATATTGATGCGGTGGATAAATTAATGAACGGTAAACGTGCCACACTGCTTCACGCCGATCCCCCTTATGGCATGGGTAAACAAAAAGACGGCGTTGCCAACGATAATTTATACGAAGACAAGCTCGATCAATTCCAACTGGAATGGTGGGCGACCTTTAGACCTTTTTTAATTGATAACGCCAGCGTCTATATCTGGGGCAATGCCCCAGACCTATGGCGGCTCTGGTATAGGGGTGGGTTACAAAAAAGTGAACATCTCACCCTGCGCAATGAAATCGTCTGGGCCAAAGTCACCATCAAAGGCAATGCCGATGCCATCGGCATGTCCTCCCCAGAAATGCGCGGCTACCCGGAACAAACCGAACGCTGTTTGTTTTTCATGCTCGGTGAGCAGGGTTTTAATAACAATGCGGAAAACTATTGGGAAGGCTGGGAACCCTTGCGCCAATACTTAGATACTGAGCGCAAAAAAATGAACTGGGCGGCAAAAGACATCCATGAGATGACTGGCACTCATATGTTCTCCCACTGGTTTACCCCATCACAATGGACAATGATCTCAAAAGAAAACTATGAAAAGCTTCAAAACGCCGCAAAGGGTAAAGCATTTCTGCGCCCTTACGATGAAACCAAGTCCGAGCACACATCCCTGCTCAAAGATCATGAAAGTATCCGCACAGAATTTTATAAAACCCGCGCCTACTTTAATAACGCTCATGAAAACATGACCAACGTCTGGTGCTTCGAGCGCGTCAAAGGTGATGATCGTCACGGCCATGCCACACCCAAACCGGTGGAAATGATTGCACGGGCGATGAAATCCAGCAGCGAAAAAAATGACATCATCATTGAACCCTTCGGTGGCAGCGGTGCAACCCTCATGGCCTGTGAAACAACCCGTCGAACGTGCTACACCATGGAACTGTTACCCGAGTGGGTGGACGTCATCATTAAACGCTGGCAAGCCTACACCGGAAAAAAGGCCACATTAGAAAGTGATGAGCGAAGCTTTGATGAGGTTAAAAATAAACGAGAGAAAAATAAAAACGAGACATCAAATACTGAGGCCGCGTAATGAGTAACAAGCTACCGCTGTACCCCGCGTCCACCATCGCAAAACTGTTTAACTTAAGTGAGCGTCGCATACAACAATTAGCGAAAGAAGGAATAATCCCAAAAGCCGAGCGCGGTAAATATGAACTGGTGGGAGCCGTGCGAGGGTATGTTACGTATTTACAAGATCGCGCACTGGGACAGGAAGTGAAAACCACGGACATACAAGCCCAGCGATTAAGGCTCATTAAAGCGCAGGCCGATGACAAAGAGTTAGAGCTGCAAGCAAAGCGCGGTCACCTGCTACCGGCACATGAAGTGAAAGCGGTTTGGTCGCGATTAGTCATCGCTACTAAAATCGGTTTTCTTGCGCTGCCGGATCGGCTAAAACAAATGCTGACATTGAGTGATAAAGAGCGAGATATTATTGACGTGGAAGTGCGCGTTATCTTAACGAATCTTTCGACCTATGAAGATAAACCGGACAATGATGAAAACACCCAGCGCGAAACAACAGAAACCCAAGACGATATAGAGAACACACAACCCAGTTAATTAAAAAGACACTACATGAACGCGACACAAGGTTTAGTAAAGGATGTGGCGCAGTATTATGCCCCGCCGCCGGATATAACCGTCACCGAGTGGGCCGAAGAAAACCGAATACTCTCCCGAGAAAACTGTGCGCTACCCGGTCCCTATCGGGTCAGCGTGACCCCCTACCTAAAAGAAATACTCGACTGTATAACGGATCGTTACGTTGAGCGTATCGTCTGCCAAAAATCTGCACAGGTCGCCTGGACAGATGGGGTGATTAATAATGCGGTGGGGTACTACATCGATCAAGACCCCGCACCCATGCTGATACTGTTTCCAACCGATGGTATGGCAAAACGCTACAGCAAAGAAAAACTGGCCCCGATGATTCGGGACACGGAGCTGCTCAATGACAAAGTGGCCGAAGCAAAAAGCCGCGACAGTGGTAACACGCTAGAAAGTAAAAACTTCCACGGTGGGCATCTGGAGTTGGTCGGTTCCAATGCACCGAGTAAATTAGCCTCATCCCCGATTAGAATTATTCTGGTCGAAGAACCGGATCGCTGTTCACGCAATGCAGGCGGCGAGGGTAACTCACTTAAGTTGGTGTACGAGCGCGGTAAAACTTTTCATAACCGCAAAATAATACTCGGCGGATCACCCACCATCAAAACCGTCTCTGAAATTGAACGTGAGATGGAACTCTCAGATCAGCGCCATTTTTATATTCCGTGCCCCCATTGTCATGAATTCCAAAAACTAGAATGGACGATGGTGGTGTGGGACCAAATCGACAATGATAATGAAGCGCAGGATCATTTAGTGTACGGTAAACACGATCCTGAAACCGCCTGCTTTAAATGCAAACACTGCGAGCAAGACTTTAGTAACGCACAAAAAAACAAAGCCCTACAACAGGGTGAGTGGCGAGCGGATAAACCCTTTAATGGCATTGCCGGGTTTTATTTAAACGAATTATACTCGCCCTTTCCCAAAGCGCGCGTTCAGGATGTGGTGGCCAAGTTTCTGGAGGCGAAAAAATATTTAGAGCAGGGCGATCCCACGTTAATGATTACGTGGACCAATACCTCCCTGGGTGAAACATGGGAAGAAACTGGCGATACCGTCGAGCATCACTTTTTATATCAGCGCCGTGAGCATTACAACGCGCCAGTACCCGCAGGCAGTTTAATTTTAACCGCGGGTGTGGATTGTCAGGATGATCGTCTTGAATGTGAAATCGTGGCATGGGGTTTGGGGGAGGAATCTTACTCCGTGGATTACATTCGGTTGTACGGTGATCTAACCAAACCACAAATATGGAATATCCTCGCAGAGATGCTGCGTAAAACCCACCAACGTGAAGATGGAATTTTAATGGATATAAAAGCGGTGTGCATTGATTCCGGTGGCCACTTCACCGATGAGGTTTACCAGTTCAGCAAAAAGAACGGCGTGCGCTGGATGATCCCCATCAAAGGGGCAAGCACACCGGGCAGGCCCGTGGCCGATTTTCCCCGCAGCAAAAATAAAAAAGGCGTGTACCTCACCCTGGTCGGTACCGACACCGCAAAGGAAACCATCTACCAGCGATACAGTTTATTAGAACCCGGCCCCGGTTACTGCCACTGGCCGATTAGTGACACCTACGATGAGGAATACTTTAAACAGGCCACCGCAGAAACCAAAGTTAAAAAGTATCGTCGAGGGATGGAATATTTTGAATGGACAAAAGGCGCGGGTCAGCGCAACGAAGCACTGGATTGTCGGGTGTATGCCTTTGCGGCGATTCGGATATTGCAACAACACCGCAAGGTGAATCTGGAAAAACTCCATCGTTTGGTTTTAATGGAAAAAGAGGTGTCGCAAACCTCCATAAAAAAGAAACGTCGACCCAAAGTCGTTAAGAGCAACCTTCTACATTAAGCACCATCGAGATCAGGAAAAAGATATGTACACACAAACGAATCTGGAAGAAATCGAAATCGCGATTTTAAGTTTAGCGCAGGGAAAGCGCGTGGTATCCATCTCTATGAACGGTAGAACAGTGGCCTATGGCCCGGCAGATATTTCGTCGCTTAAAAGTTTACGCAAAGAAATTCGAAGCGAATTAGCAAAAAGTAACGGGCGTAAAAAATATGCATTACTGACATCCAGTAAAGGACTTTAATGTTTAAAGCGTTATTACAAAAAACCGGTGCAGCATTATTAAGAGCAGGTGGCCAGGATCATATTAATAAGAAATTGAATGCCAGCTTTGAAGGCGCAAGCCATGGCAGACGCTTAGGGCAATGGGGAGCCACATCGGCAGGTCCCAATACATTACTGCTAGGCTCACTGGAGACGCTGCGCACTCGCTCACGGGAAGTGATCCGTAATAACCCCCATGCGGCCAGCGCCATTGAATCCTATGTCGCAAATATGGTGGGCACCGGCATTATTCCCCGCTGGCAAATACAAGACAACCCAGAGATAAAAAAACAAATCCAGACACTCTGGAACCGCTGGGTGCTGGAAGCCGATGCGGATGGCCAGTTAGATTTCTATGGCCTGCAGGCATTAATTGCACGAAGCACCATGGAAAGTGGCGAGGTGTTGATCCGTTTTCGACAACGACGTATGGCTGATGGTTTATGTGTGCCCTTACAGCTGCAAGTGATTGAAGCGGATCATCTGGACGCCTTTGATGACACCCTTGCAAGAAACGGCAACCCGATAAAAATGGGCATTGAGTTTAACCGTATCGGTCAGCGCACAGCTTATCATTTAAGTCGAGAGCATCCCGGTGAAATGAATATTGCTAATACCGGAAAAATCCGTATTCCCGCGTCTGAAATTATTCACGTTTATCGCGTACTGCGCCCCGGTCAAATTCGAGGCATCCCGTGGTTAAGTGCGGTACTGGTTCGCATGTATGAGCTGGATCAGTACGAAGATGCGGAACTGGTGCGTAAAAAGTTCGCCGCCATGATCACCGCATTTGTCACACAGCCCCTGGATGAAGACGGTGATGGTATCGGCAGGGATGAAGGTGAAGACGATGCGGGCAATGACCTTCGTGGAATCCAGCCCGGCGCTTTACATTATTTAGAACCGGGCGAAGAAGTTAATTTATCCCAACCACCAGAAACCGGTAAAGCAACGCTGTTATGGGTACAACAACAACTGCGAGATGTGGCCGCCGGTATCGGTGTGACCTATGAGCAAATGACCGGGGATTTATCCGGGGTGAATTACACCTCTATCCGTGCAGGGCTTTTAGAATTTCGTCGCCGTCTGGAAATGTTGCAACGCCAGTTATTAAAGTTTCAACTGTGTCGTCAGGTGGCGAGTCGTTGGTTAGATACCGCGGTGTTATCCGGTGCGATAAATATTCCAAACTATGCTGAAAACCGACACGAGTATTTAAACATCGACTGGCGTCCACCGCGTTTACAACACGTTGAACCGCTGAAAGATATTCAAGCGGATATTTTAGAAAACCGTGCCGGTTATATTCCCCGTGCAACCAAGGTGGCCGAGCGGGGACTGGATATAGAAGATGTGGATAAACAGTTTAAGGAGGATCATGAGCGGGCTGAAGAGTTAGGGCTGGTGTTTGATACTGACCCGTCGCAACTAAATCGAAGTGGGGCTATGCAGCAAGGAAATTTGCAAGTAATTGAAAACGGTGAAGATGATAAGGAAGATAATGTATCGGAAAAAACTAATGCTATGACAAGTTAATTTAAGGTTAATAGGTGTCAATTAGCCCGAATATAAATATTTAAGTTAAAAGACGAATAATAGTATAATGCGGTCATCTGGTTTAATGGACTTAATCAAATGAAACTCTTAATCCTATTATTTGTTTTCTCGGTATTCATTCATATTCTCTCAGGGCAGATTACCCGTCAATATCATATCAATTTAGGAATTGATTCAAAAAAAGTAGTGACAAATCCGCTTAACGACGCTATTCCCCTTTACGCAGTTGATTCAGAAAATCATTTAGTTGTTGGTTATCTTAAATCAGGTGATTCATTGCCATTTTCTTATAAAGGTGAAACAGGGAACTGGAAATATGTGCGCTTTGAAAATAAGGTGGTCGTTATTCACGATAAAGGTGCAGCATTAAGTTATGAAATTGAACGTCGTTGGTATGTGTCGTCGAGATGGTTAGATGTAATTTATCTATGGACGTTGTTAAGCAGTGGTCTATTGTTTTTATTGATCGTGTTTTTGTTGAAATCCTCAAAAAGAAAGACGACTCATAATGAGTCAAATCAGTATCTGGCTGAAGCATATTATTATAAGGAACAATCAGATTTAAAAGAGACGGAAAACTCTGAGCTTAAGCGAATTATTAAACTGCAACAAAAAACATATTTAGAAAAAGAAAAGCAGCTTTCAGAAAGTATGAAGCAGGAAATGAATCGGCTTCATTTAGAATTAAGGAGAACAGCAAAAAGAGAATCAGAAGCTCGTTATCAGGCTAGTGTTGATGAGATGAAAACATCTTATGATCGGTTGTTAAAAAAATACCAACGGGTGGTTGATGAAGCGAAAGATTTTGGTGTGGATTTTAATGATAAAAATTATCAGCGATTATTAACTGGGCGGCGTTATGAAATATGTGTTGCTGCCAATTTGGTTAATGAGGGGCAGTATAAAATATTAGAATGGACACCGGATAAAGGATTTGAATCGAATATAAAAGTTGAAGCCAATGAAAATCCGGATTTGATTGTTGAGTCGCCCGAGGGAGAAGTGCTTGCAATCGAGTGTAAATACAGAAGTGACTTTTATTATCGTCGTCAAAAAAATGTAAAAGAGATTAGTTGGGCAAAGCTCTATCAGATGATTCGCTATATTAATTTTTCTAAAAATAAGCCAATGCCAGTATGGGTTGCATTGGGGTTAGGAGGTGAATCTCGTTCACCCAATTATCATTATTTAGTACCAATTGAAAAGATGAGTGGTTACTCAAGAAAAGAAGACCCTGACGAAAAAGGCATACAAGTTATTATTAAACAGCAAGATATTTTTAATGATTTTGTTAAAAAGGGCCAGTATGCACAATACTTATTAAAAGCGGCAATGTTATCAAAGTAGAGCGTTCTTAATACGCGCTATCCAGAATGCCAATTTTGGGCATGTTTAAAAACAGTTAAAGGTATCTATGAAATATCCACACATCGCTTCCCTAATATTGGGCAGCCCACTTATGCTCGCCCGGCATAAGCTCAATACAATACTTTCGGTGATATCACCGCGACTAGACCAGGGTGAATTGGTACTCGATGGTGAGTACCTACTCAAAGAAGCCAATCACCCATCCAGTAATGGTACGAAATTTACTCAACATAATAATGTGGGCGTAGTGCAGATCCATGGCTCGTTAATGCACCGAAGTTTAGGCATGGATGCGCTATCCGGTTTAATGTCCTATACGGAAATTGAAAACAGCTTTCTGGCTGCATTAGAAAATGATCAGGTCGAACATATCGTACTCGATATTGATTCCCCCGGCGGTGAAGTTAATGGCGTGTTTGATTTAGTGGATCGTATTTATGAAGCGCGACAAATAAAACCCATTACCGCCTTAATTAATGAATCCGGTTTTTCAGCCGCCTTTGCGCTCGCCAGTGCAGCTAATACCATCATCGTGCCGCGTACAGCCGGGGTCGGTTCCATCGGTGTGATTGCGGCCCACATCGATCAATCAGAGCATGATAAACAAAACGGACTGGCGGTGACCACTGTGTTTGCCGGGGATCGAAAAAATGACTTAAGTCCCCATGCACCGTTAACCGATGAGGCCTTAATTAATCTGCAGCAACAGGTTGATGACACCTATGACTTATTTGTCGATACCGTTGCCCGTAACCGGGGCTTAAGTGTTGAGGTGGTAAAAAACACCCAGGCCGGTATTTACTTTGGTGGTGCAGCCGTCGACATCGGACTGGCCGATGCTGTTTCACCGATTCATCACGCATTAACACAACTTCACCAAGAGGCCATTAGCATGACAGAAAAAACACCCATTACACCATCCGCAACACCGCAGCCTGAATCGCAGGTCGATCAGCAGACCAAACAACAAAGTGGTACAGAAAGTCAAAGCGTACCCAGTGACCAAAACAAAAACCAACAACAACTCGAAACAGAAATAACCACCCGCTTAACCGGCACACTAACAAACGATATATTAAAAGCCGAACGCGCACGGACAACCAGAATATTAAATGCCTGTGCCACCATGAACCGGTTTGACATGGCCATGAACTTTATTGAAAAAGGTTCAACTGTAGAAGAAGCCAGCCATCAAATTTTAAACACCCTGGCAGATGAATCTGATCAAAGTCAGATTTCATCAACGGTCACCCCTTACCCCAATAGCGGAGAAGAAAATCCCTTAATCAAAAATGCACAACAACGCGCCAATAATATTAGCGTTTAGTTTTTCAATGATTTAAAGCTTATCTAATTCGTAACTGTATTCTGAACCGCATTGCGGTTTTTTTATGCCTTAAAAAAATGACTGGGAGAAAACCCGATGCCCGAAGTATTAAACGAACCTAAAAATTTAGGTGAAGTGCTTTTGTACGAAGAGGAAAACTATTACTACAGCCGTGATGAAATCACCATTGCCCAGGAGGAGATCATTAGTATGGGTCAAGTGTTAGCCCAAGATGATGACAGTGGGGACTATGTCGCACTTAATCTTGCAGAGGGTGAAGGCGCAGGCCGTGATGTGGCCGCCGCAATTGCTATACGCGATATTGACGCAACAGATGAGCCAGTTGAAACCGTCGTACTCTCCCGTCACTGCATTGTTAAACGCGACGGACTGGTTTGGCCCGTGGACATGACGCCAGAAGCACGGGTCACGGCCATCGAGCAACTACAGGCATTGGGTATTTTAATTCGACGTTAGTGCTTGAGTTCAGTCTTGCGTCTTTAAAATTTATTTAAAACATCTATAGGTGATTTTTCATGTTACAAAATCCGTTTAACAATCCCGCGTTTGAAATGACGCAACTGACCAAATCCATTAACTTATTGCCCAACAGTTATGGCCGCTTGCGTGAAATGAACCTCATGCCCTTTAAAGGCCTGCGCACCCGCTCCTGTATCGTTGAAATGCGCAACGGTATCTTAACCTTATTGCCCACTAAACCGGTGGGGTCAGCGGGTACGATTCACAAAACAACCAAACGCAATGTAAGATCGTTTGTGGTGCCACACATTCCCCATGATGCGAATATCTTACCGGAAGAATACGCCGGACTTCGCGCCTTCGGTAGTGAGAGTGACATGGTGGCCTTGTCGCAACTAATGAATGACAAGCTGCAGGACATGCGTAATAACCACGCCATTACTTTAGAGCATTTACGCATGGGTGCCTTAAAGGGCGAGATACTCGATTCAGATGGATCGGTACTTTATAACCTGTTTGATGAATTTAGTATCACCGCCTTCGAGCTGGATTTTGAACTCGGTGATGTGGACACCGATGTAAAACAAAAATGCATTGATTTAAAGCGCTACATGGAAGATAACCTGCTGGGCGAGGTGATGACCGGTATACATGTCCTGGTGAGTGAAGAGTTTTTCGATGCACTGGTCGATCACCCTAAAGTGCGTGAAGCTTATGAGCGTTGGCGTGACGGTGAGCTGTTCAGAACCGATATGCGAAACGGCTTTACCTTTGCCGGTGTGTCTTTTGAAGAGTACCGGGGGAAAGCGGTGGATTTAGACGGCACAACGCGCCGCTTCATTGCAGAGAATGAAGGTCATGCCTTTCCCACGGGGACATTGAACAGTTTTGAAACGCTGGGTGCCCCCGCAGACTTTTTAGAAACGACGAACACCCTCGGTCAACCGATTTATGCCAAGCAGGACGCGCGTAAATACAATCGAGGAATTGATATACATACCCAGTCCAACCCGTTGCCGATTTGTTATCGTCCGGCGGTGTTGGTTAAAGTGCTCACTACATAACATATATACAGTGTAAAAAAAGGGCTTAAGGAGGGTCATTAATGACCCGCATTAAGCTGAACTTATGTATTATCTAATGATATGCTTATCCTCAATATAATACTGAGGATATCAATATGATTAAAGCAGGGACATTTTTTGAGTTACTTGAGAAAGGTTACGCAATAGAGATTCTGGTTGTTGTAATACTGTTAGCAACATTCAGCTATTTGCACAAGCCTTATCAGCTGTTTATTGAGAATAAAAAACATAAGAAACAAGGTGTTTATAATTTTGTTTCACTGTTAAAAGAGATTGATTTTGATAATGCCAACCTAAAAGAAAAACATTTAATTGAAATGTCCGTTTCTAGCCTTTGGGGTAAGGAGTTGGCGTTTGATAAATACTATGCATTGATAAAATCTTATGATATTAAAAATGTCAGAAAATTTTTTGGCTATTTTGATTTTTTAAGTATTGATTGTGATGGGGTCGTATCAATTCATGATTTTTATAAAAGTCGTACAGTCGTATATATTAGAGCTGTTATCATCTTTTTAATAACCGCTCTTGCCGGTGTTGCATTAATGTTTGCAGGCTTTAGTAATATGGCGAAAGGTGATAATTGGATTGGTCAGGTGCTTATTTGGAATGGCTTCCTTGTGTTTATGATTAGTTTTATTCAGTGGTATGTGTTGTCTAAGTACCACGATGCCATGAGCTTTGTAAAAAAACTTGAAAAAGAAAAAAGAGATTAAATAGATTTAAAAGAATTATGTAGTAAAAATATAAAGGCGCGTCATGCGCCTTTTTTTGCGATCGAAAAAAATATAAATGGACGTTAAAAATGTTCGATGATGATCTGGCCCTCGCCAATGATGATTTTTTTGTGCACTTTGCTATTCCAATACAAATCCACCCCAACAACCAAGCGCCGCGGACCATTGAAGCCATCTTTGATGATGACTTTGTCAGCATCGGTAATGATGCCATTATCGCCTCTTCATCTCCGCAAATCACCTGCAAAACGCAGGATACCCTAGATTTGAAAATGGATGATGAAGTGATTATTAAAAACAAAGCGTATCGGGTACGTGAAATTCAACCCGATTCAACGGGACTAACGGTATTTTATTGTTATGAGTCATCAACGACTAGAAATTCGTGAACATGTCACTACATTGCTACGCGATAATATTCAAAACGTACAGGTATTCAGTTCACGACTGCGGGCGTTAAATAATGAAAACCTCCCGGCTATTTTAATTTATACCCGAACGGAGTCGACAGAGAAGTTCGCTGAGGCACCGCGTGAGTTAGATCGTAATCTAGAGCTGCTGGTGGAAATAAAAGTCGATGGCCTTTATGACTGTGATGATGTTGCCGATCAGTTTGCCGGTCAAGTCGAAGATCTGATTCACCAGGATGATAGTTTTGGTGAGCTGGTCAACGATGTATTGCTCTCCAATACGGACATCGAGTTTTTTAATGAAGGCGCAAAACCGTTTTGTGTGGCACGGCTTACTTTCGATGTGCAGTATTTCACCTTTACCAATATCTATATCGAACCGAACGACTTTGATAGTGCGGAGTTTGATCTGGATTTAAATAACGATCAAAGCGTTGAAATAAAAACCCACATTCAATTTAAAACTGATTAGTACTTCGTTCTTTTAATTGCTTTTTCCATATTCTGTTTCCATTAATATTTCTGGAGAACCCCATGTTTGTTAAAACCCCACATGGGAAACGTTGCCCGTTTCCCGATGGTCAAGTTGTGACTGAAAAACCATTGAATGTACCGGATAGCTTATTTCTTCGTCGACGTTTAAAAGACGGCAGTGTGATACTGACAACCCAAACACAATCGTTTGAACAGCCTCCCAATGTTGGAAAAGGGGTGGCTGAAAAAACCAATAATAAACCCAATACCGGAGGAAAATAAATGGCCATTAGTTTTGAGTTAATTCCCAACAACCTGCGAGTGCCCGGACTTTATGGTGAATTTAATAATAGCTTTGCGGTCACGGGTTTAGTCAAGCAACCCTATAAAATATTGCTCATAGGTCAAAGTGCAGGGCAGGGGCCTGAATCCGGTAGTGTTGAACCCTTAACCCCAGTGCAAGTGAGCAGTGCCGATCAGGCCGCTGAGTTTTTTGGTCGCAATTCAATGATCACCGCCATGGTAAAAGCCTTTCGGGATAATGACCCGCTGAGTGAATTGGTGGTGATTGCGTTTGAAGATAATAGTGGTGACGATGAAGTTGAAATACCCGGCGGCATTGCAGCAACGGGCGAGATAAATATATCAGGCGACGCTACACAGGCCGGAATAATTATTCTCTATATTGGCGGGACCCGATTACGCGTTGTGGTGAGCGTTGCCATGACATCCACACAAGTCGCCACGGCGATGACGGATGCGATTAACCGAAGTGATGTGCCGGTGCGCGCATTGAGTGCAGGTAGCACGGTTGAATTAACCTCGGTGCACAGTGGGGAGGCTGCAAACGGCATAGATGTGCGCGTGAACTACCATAGCGGTGAACAAGTCCCAGCCGGTTTAGATCTGGATATTGTTCCACTGAGCGGGGGTGCGGGTAACCCGGATCTTGCGGACGTGTTTAGTGCGATCGGCGACACCTGGTACAACCTGATTATTAACCCCTTTACCGATGCAGAAAATCTATCCGTCATCGAACAGGAACTGGCCTCACGCTTTGAACCGATTCGGGCCATTGATGGAGTGGCCATTAGTGCGGTAGCGGGTAACTTCTCCGAACTATCAACCATAGGCGATAGTCGCAACTCCCCCCACGTTTGTTTGTTTGAATCCCACGCTTATCCCAAAGCCCCTTATGTGCGAGCCGCGATGATTGCAGGTACTATTTCACGTGCTGCACAAAACGATCCAGCGCGACCTTTTCAAACGCTGGTACTAAAAGGCGATATGCCACCAGCCGAAACCGATCGTTTAACCTTTGGGGAGCGCAACCTTTTACTGTTTGATGGCATTGCCACCAGTGTCACCGATGCGGGTAATGCGGTGAGACTTGAACGCGCGATAACCACCTATAAAACCAATGCCTTCGGTTCCCCCGATCCGAGCTACCTCGATGTGAATACGCTACTGACTTTGTCGTATTTGCGCTTTACGATGCGCGCACGTATTGCGCAAAAATATGCACGACATAAACTCGCCAAAGATGGTACCCGTTTCGGGCCGGGGCAGGCCATTGTTACACCTAAAATCATGCGCGCTGAACTGATCGCCCTGTTTGGTGATTGGGAGCGCATAGGTCTGGTGGAAGATCTTGATCAATTTAAACGGGATTTAATTGTTGAAATAAACACAGATGATCCGAATCGGTTGGATGTTATTTTGCCACCGAATCTGGTTAACCAGCTGCGTATTCTCGCGGTTCGTATCGACTTTAGACTGTAAGTCTTTTTCATTTAAACTTTTTAATTTAAAAAAGAGGTGAGCTATGTCCAATCGTCTCGCGGGAATCCTGTTCCTGAAAATCGACGGTGAAATGTATCAGGTAAAAGGTGGGTTTACTTATAATCTGGGTATCCCCACACGGGAATTTATACCCGGCTCTGAAGGCTTTAAAGAAACCGAGCAAGCGGCGTTTATTGAAGGGGAAATTACCGATCACCCGGAGCTGGATTTAAAACAACTGGTCACCCTTGATGGTGTAACGGCCACGTTGGAGTTAGCCAATGGCAAAGTATTCCTGTTAAGAAATGCCTGGTATGCCGGGGACGGCAATGTCTCCAGTGAAGAGGCCAACATAACCGTTAAATTTGAAGCCGCTAATGGTGAGGAGATTCGATAATGGTAAAAGACAAAGTTAAGACAATTACTTTAAGTGAACCGGTTGAGCACGGCACCGAAACCATTTCTGTACTGGAAATTAAACCACCCAAAGCGAAACATTTACGCAGTATGCCCTTGGAACCTAATACGGGTGACCTGTTGGATTTAGCCGCAAAACTAGCAGGCCAACCTCCCTCGGTCATTGATGAGATGTCTATGAACGATATGACCGAGGTGTTAACCGTTGTTGGAAATTTTATCGATGCTGGCCAGTAGACTGGCGGCAGGCGATGGGGTTGTTTGCTTATCACTTGCATATTCAGCCCCCGCATTGCTGGGATATGGATATAGAGGATGTTGAATTTTGGATAGAACGGTTGAAGGAGATCACTAAATATACCTAATTTGTTGTGCTTATGGTAATGCTGAAGTAGGTCTGCTATAATATCTCCGCGTGAGTAAATCCTGGGTTGTCCGCGACGCAATGTGTGTATCGTAAGCGTCTTGTAAAGGCGTCGGATCTAGGGGTCACGTTTTTTTTTGCCTGAAAAAAATAATAGCATATATGATAATATATCTAGACGAAAGTGGTGATCTAGGCTGGAAATTTGATGCTCCTTACCGTAGGGGAGGGTCTAGCAGACATCTAACAATTGCCAGTTTAGTAGCTTCGCAAAATAAAAAACACCTTCCTAAGCGTCTCATAAAAAAGCTCTATACCAAGTTCAAATGGCCTACGAATATTGAAAAAAAATGGTCTGATATGACTTTTAATGAGAGGGTCTGGTTTGCTAAAAAAGCTAATGAGCTTCGTCTAAAGAATCCAAATGATATACGGTACATTTCTATTACCGTTAAGAAAGAAAATGTGCAGGGTCATATTAGAAATGATGCTAATAAACTTTATAATTATATGATTGGCCTTTCTCTTTTAGACGAAATGAGAAAACATCCCAATGTTTCTTTTATACCCGATCCAAGGAGTATAAAAGTAGAAAGCGGGAATAGTCTGCATGATTATTTACAAACAAAGTTATGGCTTGAATTAAATGTAAAAACTATTCTTGAAACGATACCCTGTGATAGCGCGACAAGTAGAAATGTTCAGTTTTCAGATATGCTTTCAGGTATTGTTCAAGGCCACTTTGAAGATGGAAGTTCACAGCCATGGGCTGAACTAAGAAATAATATAAGTTATAAAACACTCTTTTTTTAATCAATATGCAATTTATTCAGAATTATTTAGGTAGCTGTTGAGAGACTAAGCTTTTTGTTTTAATTGTGCTTGCTATTGCCTTCCCGTTTTAAGTCTTTGATGGCTTCGGTGGTTAGTGGTTGAGCATCAGGATCAGATTTTGCTGCTTTCTCGATTTGCTCGTTAGTCAACGCATCCGCTTCGGAATAGTCGATATTACTATCGTCAAACAATTCACCTTGTTTGTGTTCCTTTGTTATTATTTTCCCGGTACCGCTGCCATTCGGTTATTTCTCAAACAACCGAATTATATCAATTCTGGAGGGAACGGTTAAGCGAAATATCTAAACACAATCATTAAGCCCAAATAAAACCATAAATAAAGCAAAGGTAATGTCTATGGCAAAACGCCCCGTCCTATCAGTTGTGGTCTCCGCAATTGACAGGATCACTGCGCCCATGCAAAAGATCAATCGCAGCATCCAAAAACTTTCCCGCCCCATCCGCATTGTTAACCGCTCTCTCAGAAACCTCAACAAAGCCGCCGGCCTTGATAAATTTATTCGTTCTCTAAAAAGCGCCCGTACCCACGCGGGAAATGTCGCCAGCAGTATTGGCGGGGTACTTAAAAAACTCGGACTGATCACCGGCGTTGCCGGCGGTGCAGGCATCGCGCTCATTAATAGCTTTGCCACCGCCGGGGATAAAATTGATAAAACCGCACGGCGATTAGGATTTGGTAGTCAGGCATTACAGGAATGGCAACATGTTGCTGAACTCAATGGCGTTTCACAGGATTTATTTAATAACTCATTATCCGCATTTGGTAAACGACTAGGGGAGGCCAAAGCCGGCACCGGTGGACTGACAACCTTGCTTAAAAAAGTCTCGCCTGCGTTATTAGAACAACTCAAAAGCGCCAACTCGGTTGAAGCCGCTTTTAACCTTTATATTAATGCCGTCGGTAAAGTTACAGATGAATCCAAAAAAGCCGCATTAACGTCAGCCGCCTTTTCACGCGCAGGTCTACCGCTGACCAATATTATGAACGCCGGTGCAAACGCCATTGCCCATCAGCGTGAAGAAAAACGTCGCTTAGGGTTAATTGATAACGCAGGCATAAAATCCGCTGCGGATTATAAAGATCAAATGTTTCAGTTAAGTGAAGCGTTTGCCGGAGTGCGCAATGTGGTGGTGGGTCAAGTGCTGCCCGTGTTTAATGTATTAATTGGTCGCCTGACCAGCCTCATTGTCAAGATGCGCCCCCAAATAGAACAATGGGCCAAAGGCTTTGCACAAAATTTGCCACAACGCTTACAAAAAATATGGCAGGGCTTTAAACAAATGCTCGATGCCATAAAACCTCTCATTACCTTTGGGCGCTGGTTAATTCAAAACGTCGGGCTGATGAATGCAGCGTTTGGCGCACTGGCCGTGATCATCGGCGGCTCACTGGTCAGTGCATTGTGGTCAGCGGTGTTAGTGATCAAGGCATTAGGGTTAGCTATTCTTGCGACACCCGTGGGCTGGATACTGGCGGCGATTGCAGCCATTGCCGCAGCGGTTTTCTTAATTATTAAAAACTGGGAGCCGATTAAAACCTTTTTTATAAAATTATGGGATGGCATAACCGACACCTTTTTTAGCCGTGTGCAAAACATCAAAGGTTTTTTTAAGGGCCTTTGGGACGGTGTGTCTCAGTTGTTTGATAACGGCATTAAAACCCTCAAGGATAAACTTTTATCTATGACCGATATTTTACCGGACTTTGTAAAAGAGCAGCTTGGATTGGACGCCAGTATTACCCCCAGCCTCAATGCCAACCAGATCGGCAGCCAACTCAATGCCTCACAACAACGCAGTGAATCCTCAATCAAAGTGCAATTTGAAAATGCACCCAAAGGCACACGGGTCGACGCCCTTTCGGATAATAATACGGACGTGAATTTAGATTTAGGTTTTTCAATGATAACTCCTTAAGGTGAAATTAAATGGCATGGCGAGATGAATTACAACCGGCGAGTTTTAAGGGGGCGGCATTCAATGTTAATTCAGCGGACCTGCAAAGTGGGCGGCGGGTGGTCGTACATGAGTATCCACAACGCGATGTGCCATATGCTGAAGACTTAGGCAGACAGGCGAGAAGCTTTACCCTGGATGCGTTCGTATTGGGCGCAGATTATCTCACCCAGAAAAATGCCTTACTCGATGCCTGTGAAAGCACAGGGCCGGGGGAGCTCATTCATCCCTACTATGGTTCACGTCAGGTGTTGTGTACCTCGGTGCGCATTCGTGAAGCGATTAATGATGGCGGGGTGGCGCGTTTCTCACTCAGCTTTAATGAAGCCGGTCAGCAGCAATTTCCAACCGCGACAATCGATTTGCCAGCAGCAGTTGATGTACAGGTGGAGTCGGTTCTCAATGAAATGGAAACATCATTTGCTGACACGTTCAGTGTACTGCAACAACCCCAGTTTGTATTAGGTCAGGCGGTGGCCTTTATGGATGCGTCCATCACACAAATGCAAACCATCGCGGACAATATTCTTAACCCGGTTGCCGATTTACAGCAAAGCATTAATGATTTTAAAAGTACAATCTATAACCTCATGGCCACGCCGGGGCGCATGGCCAATCGCTTTAAACAAACACTGACGGCCTTAAGCGGTTCACTAAGTCGATCACCTGAATCCATTAATGCACTACAAACATTAGCGACACAGGTTATACCCGATGATCCTGCACCGGCGATAACCCCCTCACGTAAACAGGTGCAAAACAATCAACGTGCGCTTAATCAACTGGTGCAGGGCATGGCTTTAGTTGAAACACTACGTCTGTCCAGTGCGGTTGCCTTTGCGAGTTTTGAGGATGCTATTTCGGTGCGCGTTCAACTGTTAGAACGCCTTGATGTATTGGAACTGGCGGTGGCAGATGATGTGTTCTTAAACGTGCAATCCCTGCGCAGTGTCTTTAGTCAGGCGGTGCCATCCCCGGATCAATCACTCCCCCGGATTATTGAATACGTACCCAAGCAAACCTTACCCGCCCTTGTGATTGCTTATGAGGTGTATGGTGATGCCACGCGGGAGTCAGAAATTATTAATCGTAATAAAAATAAAATAGCGCATCCGGGTTTTGTCCCTGCCGAACAGGCGCTTGAAGTTCTAGTGGATTTATAAATTAGCGGGTTCATAAAGATGTCGAATGTTGTTTTATTTATTAAGGGTCAGAAATATACAGGCTGGCAAACCGTGCAGATCACTAAAAATTTACAGGCGGTGTCGGCGGGGTTTTCATTAAGTGTTTCAGAGAATGCGAACCGTAAAACACCATCCGAATTCATTTTATCAATCCCTGTTTATCCCGGTGATGCCTGTGCCATTGAATTAAATGATCAGCGCATCATGACCGGTTATGTTGATAAAGTCAGCCCTTCGTTTGATTCAAGCCAGCACGGTTTAAGTATTTCGGGTAGAGATAAAACCGGTGATTTAGTCGACTGTTCAATTATAAATACACCGGGTGAGTTTAATCAGTTAACACTCGATCGCATTGTTGCGATCTTGTGTAAACCCTTCGGGATTGCAGTCAAGGTTGAAACCGATGTTGGCGAGCCGATAGAGGTGTTTTCAATTCAACCGGGTGAATCGGTATGGGAAGCGATTGAACGGGCCATGCGGTTGCGCGGCGTGTTGATTGTGTCTGATGGTGACGGTGATGTCGTGATTGTCCAGGGCAATAGCAAACAGGAGAAAAACAAGCGTGCCGCCACCGCATTAATTCAGGGAGAGAACATCCTCTCGGCCAGCGCAGAGTTTAATCACAGTGACCGATTTAGTTTATATAAAGTACAAGCCACCGCCCCATGGTCGGATGACCTGCCTGCTGAATTGGCGAACGCCATAGAAGGCGAGGCAAAAGATAAAGCCCTCTTACGGTACCGCCCCAAAATAATAAAAGCCGAAGCGGCGGGTTCAACCGCGCAGGCACAAAGCCGTGCGCAGTGGGAGGCGGTGGTTCGCGCCGGGCGCTCAGGCACCTACCAGATCACCACCCCCGGCTGGACGCAAGTCAATGGTGAGTTGTGGTCGGTGAATACCAGGGTGCCGGTTAAAAGTAAGGGGCTTTCGATAGAAGGGGATTTGTTAATTACCGGTGTCACATTTTCAAAAAATAACCAGACCGGCACCACAACGCAATTAACATTAATGCGCCCGGATGCGTTTGAGCCTAAACCTGAAATACCACCTAATACAGATTTGTGGAATTTAAGCGGCAATTCATAATCCTCAATAAATACCTAAAACTCTCTGGATAAAAAGAAATGCTGAGTGCGATTAAAAAAATGCTGGAACCCTTACAACGTCGTGTGATGTTGATGATCGCACCCGCCACCCTTACGGCGGTGGATGATAGTCAGTCCATTCAAAAGCTACAAATAAAACTGGGTAAAGATGAAATACGAGAAAACATTAATCACATCCAGCAATACGGATTTACCTCGCACCCCAAACCACAAAGTGAATGTGCCGTGGTTTTTGTGGGGGGCAACCGTGATCACGGCTTAGTGATTGCGGTGGATGATTCGCGTTACCGTTTAAAAAAACTGGGAGAAGGCGAGGTTGCACTGTATACCGATGAGGGGGATGTCATTCAGCTTAAACGGGGTAACAAAATAGACATTAAAAGCGCAACGTCGGTAACGATTAATGCGCCTGACACAACCATCACCGGCAATGTGTCGATTGATGGCAATGTCAGTGTTGCGGGTGCGGCTCAGGTTCAGGGGGCATTGTCATCGGCTACATCCGTTGCCGATTCAACGGGCACTATGCAAGGTATGCGTGATGTGTATAACGGACATAAGCATGGTGCATCCAGTGGGCCTGCACCTCCCATGTAGTTTTGTTTTTCTCTTTTTATGTCTATTTTCTTGTTTCTCTTGTTACGTCTCTTTAACTTAAAACGTTTTAAAAACCATGACGGATATAGCATTTATTTTTACTGGCCTGGAAACCGACCTGAGTGTACAGCTGAATGACATAAACACCGATAAGGGTTTAGAAACCGCGGTGTCTATTTCATTGTTTACGGATCGGCGCGCATCGAATGATGATGCGCGCCTTTATGATTTTTTGGCTGACGGCGTTGACGATAAACGCGGGTGCTGGATAGACAGTTACCCTGAGGTTGAAAATAATTTGATCGGCTCCCGGCTGTGGTTATTGTCGCGGGAAAAATCTGCATCCGGTGTTGTGAACCGGGCAAAGGAAATGATCGCCGAAGCCTTGCAATGGATGCTCGATGATGGAGTAGCCAAAGCGATTCAATCCGATGTGCGGTTTCTGGATCGGGAAACCTTACAAATAAAAATTTTCATCACACGTCCACCGTTTGCTAATCGCTTAGGTGATGACGCTAACGTTCGAGTTGCATTGGCATGGGAAATTAACTGGCGTGAGCAATCTTTAAAACATTCATAAAAACATCTTTATATTAAATTAAAAAGGTCATGTTTATGGCATTCTCTCGCCCAACGCTGACGCAGTTGATTGAGCGTATTGGCACGGATTTGAAAACCCGCTTAGGTTTAACCGGTGCCGTGCTGCGCCGTTCAGTGGTGGGTATTTTAGCCCATGTGTATGCCGCGGCGGTGCATTCTCTGTACGGCTATCTGGATACGATTGCAGAGCAGGCACATCCATTAACCGCCGAGGAACGGTTTTTAGATCGTTGGGCCTCGCTTTGGAAAATCACCCGAAAACCGGCGGGTGTTGCCAGTGGTGTAGTGACATTTAATGGAGCCGATGGCCGTGTGATTTTATCGGGAACGATTTTGCAACGTAACGACGGAGCTGAATATCAAACGACTCAAAACGCGATCATCATAGCAGGCTTCATCAATGTGCCCGTGTCAGCCATTGAGGGGGGCATAAACAGTAATGCACAGGCCGGAACGCATCTTTCACTTATCTCACCCATCGCCGGTGTTCAAACCGTCGCGGTGATTGATAACAATGGCTTAGTGAACGGATCAGATATTGAAAACGATACGGCGTTACGTGCGCGATTAATGGCCCGTATACAAACACCGGCGCAGGGTGGCACCGTTGAAGACTATCGCCAATGGGCATTAAGTGTGCCGGGGGTGACCCGCGCCTTTGTGTTTGAAAACTATTTAGGCGGTGGCACGGTGGGGGTGTCCTTTGTCACCGACAATGCGCCAAACATTATCCCGGATGAGTTAAAGGTGGCCGAGGTGCGGGCTGTGGTTGAAGTGAACCGTCCACTGATGGTGAATGTGTCGGTGTTCGCACCAATTAATGTGGAGGTTAATTTTATTATTCGCTTATCACCGAATGTGAATGATGTGCAGCAAGCGGTTCGCAATGAGTTACTGGATTTATTCAGGCGAGAGTCACAACCCGGACACACCATTTTGCTCAGCCATATTAATGAAGCGATCAGTATTGCGGCGGGTGAGGTCGATCATGTTTTGGTATTACCGGTTGCATCCATCATCTTAGGTGAAAATCAAATAGCAACGTTAGGGAATATGACATGGCAATAGTGGAGGATTATGTTCGGTTGTTAAAAAGTTTATTACCCAAAGGAAAACTTTGGGAAATAGCCGAGCAGTCAAATTTTACAAAACTGTTGGAAGGCATGGCGTTAGAGTTTACTCGGTTGCATGCGCGTTCACTGCAATTAATAAACGAAGTTGATCCACGTACCTCTGTGGAGCTCATCAATGAATGGGAAACCGTAACGGGCTTACCCGATCCCTGTGTGAATCTCACACAAACACTGCAACAGCGTCGTTTAGCCGTAGTGGAAAAACTCACCCGTCTTGCATCACTCTCACCCCGTTATTATATCGAGGTTGCCAATGCGTTGGGTTATGACGTTACCATCACTGAGTTCAAACCGTTTCGGGTGGGCACGTCACACATGGGGGACAGTATCAATGGAAACGACTGGCAATTTACCTGGCGGGTGAATGCACCCGCGGTGACGGTACGTGTTTTTACAATCGGGCAAAGTGGCATGGGGGAACCGTTGCGTTTGTGGGGAAATGAAATTTTAGAATGTGCGATTAGCCGGGTAAAACCGGCGCATACGTTTGTTGTGTTTGGCTTTAATCGTTCATCATAACTGCGTCTGAAATTTAAACGAAAGATTAGGAGTGATATATGCATAAAGTAGATGCGCCGGGGGCAACGCCGGCGAATGAATTTACCGATGGTGATCCACAAAGCGGTGTACCGGCAACCACGCTCGAAGCCAAATATATGAACACTGTGCAGCGTGAGTTGGTGAATGTGGTGGAGGGAGCCGGGTTAACACTGGATGAGCAGAACGATGGGCAACTACAGGAAGCCATTAGTGAAATGATTGGGCCGCCCGTTGTGGTACCCCCGGTGCCGACAATGGAAATTACCCGGCATGGGCCAGGTGAGTGGAATAGAATTCTAACCGGCAGTGGCGGGCAAACTATTAATCTTCTGGAAATAGGCCCCGTACAGGCAGGGGATATTATTGATGTACAATGTCGGCCCGATATACGTCGTGCGCGGGCGGATGGTTTTGTAACAGTAAGAATGCGAACATTAGGTACAGCACAAATTCGCTCATATGATACGCAGCTTTTTAATGGGGGTATATCATGGAACTTTTATGTACGTGCAGCTGAAATTTTTCGAAATACCTTCGATAACCCAACCACTAAACTATTAGTGTTACGAGGTGGGAACTTAAGCTTGCGACTGGAAGCGGCCTCAACCAATGCGGTGGGTGCATTGGTCACAGAGAGTAAAATTTTTGCGATGATTACGCGGTATTCGGGGGTTGATTTGATGATTAGATAAAAGTTTAGAATGAATTAAAAAGAAAATAGATGAGATTTGTTTTAATGATTAATAAAAAATTAAAAAGTAGTGGGGTATGATGTCCCATTTGTATTAGATCGGCATTAAACTAATAAAAGGTAATGTGTTATTTAAAACTATACTGAAAATCAAATACCACCCTGATGCTATCATCAGGCTGCTCCAGGTCAACATCACTAAAGTCATTGCTCACAGGAAAAGCAAATTGAATATTCCCCTGAAATGTATTCTGATAAAAAACACGAAAGCCAATGCCAATATCATACAGGGTGGCCTTGCTATCTTCATTAGATGCTTTTAATGCTTTTTTAACACCATAAGCAGCATCGGCAAAAAAGAAAGGCTGGCCAATATCTTTTAAACTCAATGCGTTTCCAATATTAAAGTCTAACCATGAAGGAAAATGTAGTACCCAATCGACACCGGCATAAGCAGCATTATCGGCTGAAAACTGATCGACGGGATAACCACGGGCTCGGGTTGGACCACCTAAAAAGAACTGACTGATAGAAGATAATGCTGAGTCGGTGTATTGCAGTGAGGTTCTAAAGATCAACCGTGATTCTGAATCGAAATAGGGCACCTTAAGAAAAGTCATCAGTGTATAGTCAGAATGTAAGACGTTAAAGTTTTTATCCTGCCCCAGGTCGATACCTTTTAAAAACTCGCCAGAGGTGACGCTCACAAATCCCTGATGGAGTATCTGGCTACTTTCCTGCAAAATATCGTAATTAAAAATAAGCTTGTTATTGGTGATTTCATCATCAAGTAATCCGCCGGGGTCGGGAATGTTGCCCAGCTGTAAGTCAGAAAGAATGTTTTCTCGTACCAGTTCAAGGTTATAGTTTTCAACACGGCTGCGTTTTAATTTATATTGCACACTAATATCGGTTTGTTCCGTTTCACCCCCCAGCTCTAAAGTGCCAAGAAAATCAGCCTGATTTTGTGCCAGTACAAACTGGTTTTGAGTCGCACCCATAATCAATCGCCAACGCGGACTGAATAAATTTAATGAGTACCGTAACTGGTAGTAGGTAGTATTGCTGGGCGAGAATGCATTCAATGCGCCAATATGTAACACATCTGCCTGCCCCGCTAAATTATTGATTAATACCTCACCATAAAGTCGCTGGTTACCAGTTTCATCCGTGCCATGATTATCATAGCGAATATTAGCATGGTAGCGCTGTTCGGCTTTAACGTTGAGATTAAGCAAAGTGTCACCCACCTGTGCGCCGGGTTCAAATAAACCGACTACTGCCAGACCGGGAAAGTCATTGATTAAATACAAATTTTCTTCAACTGCATCACTGGTAACGGGCATTGTGAGCATGTCATCAAAAACAGATGATATAATTTTTTCGTTATACATTTCATTGTCGTTTACTTTAACTTCACCCAGTGCCCCCAGTAGTAATGTGAGGGTGACAATGCCATCGCGAATTTCCTGTTCAGGAATATAGGCCTTTGCCAGTATAAACCCCCGCTCACGATAAAACTGAGTGATTTTATCGGCAACAGTTTCGATTGCGCCTAATGTAATACCGCGCTTTGAGCGTTGCTCGCGAATGAGCCACACCAGTTTTTGTAGCTCAAGATCGGTAACGTGCCGATCCAGGGTTTCTTTTTCGATTTCAACAAGCAGGTCAATTACCGCATTGACTTCCGCTTCGGTATAACCGGACTCCATGAGTTTATATTCCTGCATTAATTCAAAGCGATAACGTTCGATTAATTTTTCAATGTTTAATTTTGTAATGCCCAGCTCGGGAAACTCAACAATGCCCTGCAATTTAAAACGAGTCACATTTAGACGTGGCCCTGATTCGGGGTCGGGGTCGCGATCACGCACACTGGGGACATCTAAATCTTTAAGTAAAGATTCGCGTTTTAGCTCAGGCATTTGGGTGATTTCTGGCATATCCAGAAACCCTGCAAATGAAGGGGTGGCAGTTAAAGTGGAGCCGATAATAAAGATTAATAGATAAGAAGTTGTACGCAACAAAGCAGTCCCTGTTTTATATGATTGATGATGGGTAAGTGAAAAGTGTTACTGGTCGTACTGTTCCAGTTCATCATCAAATATTTGATCACGGGGTAAACGGATGGCTATTTCCTGCGAGTTAAAGTTTTGCAAGTTTGTAAAAATGGCTTTATCAATATCCGCAACCGATTCTACTTCGATTAACTGCTGCCCGGATACGCTGTTAATGGAATCAAAAATATCAAAACTGATATCAGATGTATCAACATAAATGGGCGGCTTGCCATTGGGGAAAAAAGTACTACTGATGATGCCGCTTAATACGAACTCGGAATTTATATTGAGTACGATGGGTCTCTCAAAGGTACCAAAGTTACCGTTAGTAGAGAATACACCGACATCGGCGGTGATGTCTGGAATGTTTAAAAAGCCATTACCAATGCCACGATCAATTCCAAACACCGAACCATTGTCAACATTCATGGTGACTCTACCGACGGTAAGTCCCGCATCAATTTTATCAACCGTCACATCGGTGGTGTTATTGAAATTAATATCGCCGGTATTAACCAGGTTGGTGACAAGTACATCGCCTACATTATTAAGATTAATAGAGCTTCTGATGTCAATGATGTTGCCATTGTTGTCGGTGCGGGTGCCAATAACGGCACCATTATTGGTGATGTTTAATTCAGAAACTGAGGTCTCAAAGGTATCGCCCATACCAATCCCGCTGTCAGCGTTAATGAAAAGCCCCCCTGCATTGATATTTATCTCATCACCATTCGCATCTGTAATGGCACCGCTATTTGATGTGAGGGAAACAACGTTTGCGGAAAGTGATGTGATGGATTGATCATCCGTTGACGTATAAAAAATTTCATTGGTTGCCTGGGTTGATGCGGTTCCGCTCATAATAATGGATTGAGCATTCAGGTCGATTAGATAAACGTTCCCATCTCCGGTTGTCTGATCCTGAATAATATTGCCCGCCTGATTAATATCCCCAGCACTGGCATTAGCAAGAATAAATGATCCGGTTACGGTGGTATTGGCGGCAATATTAATATCCTGTTCGGCGCTGAGAAAAATAACGCGCTCATCGACAAGCGCATTGTTTACCGTAAGATCATTATTAATATTTAAACTGCCGGTGCCCGCATTTAAATTAAGCTCTGCATTGGCAGTTAGATTGGTATTGGTGGTAATGCCATTAGCGGCAATATTCAGTTGGCCGGTTTGATTAATGGTTTCCAGTGTCACGGCGGTGGTGCTGTTAATGTTGACATCAGTCGCATTGCGCACGTTAACACGATTCAGGCTGTTATCACTGAGGGTATCGGCTAAATTAATATCAGCACTGGTGGACAGGTCGGTTAAATTACTGATATCAATTATGCCCACATCAATGATGTTGCTGCTAGTATCAATTTGTAAATTAGTTGCCGTAATATCCTGCAGACGGGTGTCGTTACTATTGTTAATTTGCACATCATTTAAGCGGGTGCTATTTGCACCCGTTGCTGATATGTTCCCCGTAAATGCATGATTGCTACCGGTACGCGCCAATAATATATCGGCACCGGCAGAGCTAATAAAACGACTGCTGCCATCCACCTGAATATTACCGCTGGTGTTAATGATGTTGTTATCAACACCGCCCATGCTGGTATCGGCACTAATCAATAAATCGCCATTAATAATCGAGTTTCTTAGGTCAATCGCGTTGGTATCGGTGAGGGTGACATCGCCCGATGAAGTTAACTGCACGCTGTTAAAATCATGCAGGCCACTGTCCAATACAATGTCGCCATTTCTCGCGGTTAATAATGCGTTGTTGGTAATATTGAGTGAGGCCGCCACATCATTACTAATATCCCCCGTCAGTACTTCGAGGGTTAACGAATCGTTAATGTTTGATGTGGCCATAAAATTGAGCGCATTGCGATCGGTGATAGAAACCGCTAAGCCGGATAGAATGGTGACATCATTAAAATTGTTTGCCACATTATTTAAGGTAATGTTACTGCCATCTAATTGCATTAAATTATTTATGGTTAACGCACCGTTACCGGTTAAATTGTTCTGGGTAATGTTGCCAAGTGAAGTGGCGTTCAGGTTATTGGATTGAATACCTTGCAAATCAAGTGCACCACTGTTGCTGATGGTAATGTTATTTAAAATGGCACCGGTTGTCGTGGCTGAAAAACTGATGGAATTAAACTGGTTGTCAATGTTATCCAGTGTAATAGAGCTATTATCGGCGAGGGTAAAAGACGCTGCATTGGCTACGCTAATCCCATCACCATTTCCATCTATGGTGTCATTGGATTGTGTGACTATGTTCGCCGTTACGGTTAAATCACCTGCAATGGTGGAGGTGCCAATATTAAGGGCATTGGCATCACGAATAATAACATTGCTGGGCAGGTTGATCGTGTCTGGTGAATTGGTGGTTAAGAATACCGTGCTTTGAAAGTTATTCGCCTCGCCCAGGTTAATGCCGCCGGTGCCCCCATCCAGTGTAGAGCTGCCAAAAACCGTCAGGGTGGTGTTCGCAGTTTGTTGTATTGGGCCGGTGCTGCTGGTGGCCAATAATTCACCCGCAAATAATTGAGTGTTGTTAAAAGTAATGCCAGTGGCATTAACGGTTAGGTCGCCATCTAAATTTAAGTTGTTTTGAAATGTAAGGGCCGTATCGTCGTTAATCAGTAAATGATTAATTCTATCGCCGGTATTTACCGTGTTAAAAATAGGGTCGCTTAAAAACGTATTGCCCGCGGTATTTAAATTAATTGACTCACCACCAACCACCGTAAACGTGGCCAGGCCCGTTACGTTTAATTCAGCGGGTGTTGTGATGACAAAGCCGGCTGTGTTTGTTCCATTGGCACGCACATTTAAAAAACCGGTGACATCACCCTGAAGACTAAGTGCGTCAGCACTGTCCAATAAGTCTACATTGCCCGCGCTAATAATGTTAATGTCACTAAATCGGTTAGTGGTGTTTTTAAGGGTAATGCTCTGGTCTATTGCTGTAGTAAATTGCGTGCTGCCTGTTACCGTTAGTGTCGATGAATTACCCGTTTGAGAAATAGCACCCGCAGCGTTGGCAATTAAGTCATTGCCGACACTTACCGTTCTCCCTGAACTGCCTAGCGTTAACGCACCTCCCGAATTTAACGTCAGGTCGTTAACCACGGACGCCGATTCAATAAATGTTGCCGTGGTATCGTTGATATTGACATCATTGGCATTAACAATAGAAATATTACCCGTAAAATTATTCGCGTCACTGGTATCGAATAAAACATCTGCGATACCCGCATGGAGTGAAGTGATGCCCGTGGTGATAGAATTGGCCTGGCTAATATTGCCGGTTGATATAACCGTAAGGCGATTGGAAACAAATGCGTTACTGGCATCGCCCAATACAATGCCCCCGGCACTGTCGCGTAAATTTACCGCAGCCAGTGAATTGTTAACCACCACATTGCCCTGAAAATCATTAGTCGACTGGTTAAGTGTAATGGTGCGGGCATCAAGGGTGCTTAAACCGCCCAGGGTTAAAGTCGTCGCGAAGTTAGTTGATTGTGTAATGGTACCAATGAGCATTGGCGTGGCATCAACGGCGGTGGCGGTTAATGTGAGGTCGTTGCCCACATTGGTGTTCTGTAAAACAATATTACTGGCGTTAATGTTTAAATCGCCCAGGGTAATTAAATCATCCTGTAGGGTGAAGTCGGTGGTGTCGGTGACGATTAAGTTATTTATATTATCGGGTGTGGCTGAAGAAAAAATCGGATCGGTCGTAAATGTGTTACTGCCGTTCAGGTTAATGGATTGATTATCGGCCACAGTGAAATTAGCCGCGCCACTCACACTAACGCCCGTTGTTCCGATATTGCCGATGGCACTACCGGTTGTGGGGGTGCCTGTTGATATGACATTGAGTGAATTTAGGCTGTTGTTCAGGCTGCGTAAATTAATCGCATCGGCATTGTCAGTTAGTGTCACATTATGTGCATTATTCAGTGAAACACTACTAAAATTATTATTGTCTGAGTTTAAAAGAATGCTGTAGTTAGTATTGGACGTGGTGTTACGGGCGGTCAGATTGGCTGTGCCCGTAACCGATACATTCGAAGTGCTAGTTGCGTTGGTAATTACATTTGTGTCTGAATTGCCCGTGCCTGTAATGGCGGCGTTAATGGTGAGGTTAAAAGCATTGATGGTGTCTAATGAAATTGCATTGATGTCACTCAGGTTAACGGTCCGTGCAGTTGCATTAACTATTGAAAAATCATTCGCAGTGTTGCTCAGTAAAATACCTTGAAATACCTCACTTACAGCTAGTGTCGTTGTGCCGGAGATGTTGAGGGGGTTAGTTTGTGTAATTGGATTTGTAGTGAGGAAACTAGTAGATGTAGTGTTCACAGTTAAATTTGCTGCGGTAGTTGTACCCGCCGTGCGTCCTAGATTAACCGTATCACCGGTTAAAAAAAGATTATTATTAACGGCCACACTCTGTAAACTAATACCAGTGGTATCTGTTAAGGTTAAATTATCAAAGCTGTTACCGGTACCGGCAGAAACTGTAATCTGACCACTTAAGGTAGTTAAAGCTTCATCTAAAATAATATTTCGATTATTGCCGACGGTTAAATCGGTTGTGCCGCCGACATTGATTTCGCCAAAGTCAGTAATATCGCCTGCGGTTGCGGTTACGATTAACTTGCCTGTTAGGCCGCCGGTATCTGCACCGTTGTTGGCGCTTAAGGCGATATTTCCCGAGGTGTCGCGTAGGGTGACATCTCGAGCAGATAAAATGCTAACATTATCGAAGTTGTTATTGTTGTTGAAATCGACATCGCCAGTGGTGTTGAAGGTGGCGATGGCATTGTTTGAGCCGTTGCTTACGGAGATGGTGCCTGAGTTGGTTGAGGCAAGAGTGCCGCCATTTGTAGAGGTTAGATTTAGTGCGGTTGTGATATTTGAGCCGGAATCGAGTCGAATTCTTCCAGTGCCGGTTACTGTTGCAGTGTCTGCTTTTACTACAATATTTCGACCAAATGTATTAAATGGTTGGTCTAATGAAACTGTATTGGTTGAGGCGTCACCTAAAAAGGTATCACGACCAACTATTATAGTTGAACCAGATTGTTGAAATATGTTTGTTGCATTTTGAATGCTTAAATTAGATGCGATTGTTCCATTAGCTGTTAGATCGCCCAAAGTAACGTCACCACTAATTCCATCTAAATTAATAGAGCCAACACCCACGCTAATCGTCGTAGTCCCACTATTAAAGCCAACACCTGATGCGATAAAACTGCCTCCACCCGTATTTATAGATGTGTTGGTTCCAAAACTAATATTCCCTGTGCCATTATTAGAGTTTCCTCCGGTATTGGCTTGAAGTTCTACGCTTAAACTATCACCCAGAGGTACGGAATCAAAAATACTCGCATTATCTGAAAAATTAATTTCATTAAAGGCGCTTAACGTGAGGCTTTTCCCGGTGCCTTTTCCATTGTAATCAAGGTTGGCATTAAAGGTAATGTCACCATTGTCACTACTGCCACCGCCCGTGACGATTTCAATGCTGCCGCTATCAAGTCCGGTTAGCAGAGTTGCAGTTTCTATGACGGATAAAGAGCCATTTGAGGTATAAATGGTTGTGCCGGATTCTAAAAAATTATTATCATTAGTGCCATCGCCATTTTGAATGATGATATTGCGTGGATCAATCAACCATAAACCGCCATCACCCTTAACAGCGGATGTGTCTGGCGCATTTGAAATTTTAAAGCCCAGTTTGCCTGAGGTTTCTATAAAGCCACCGTCACCCCTTAGCTCGCCACCCCGTGCAAATAAATTACCATGAATTCTTGCCGTGTTATCAGCATAAGTAATTATTTTACCGCCGTTACCGTTTTCAATTGCATCGGCATACACTTTCGCGTTTTCGCCCATATATAAAAACTCGGCATTGCGAATATTTTTATTTTCTCCCTGCCTGTCGCCACCAATTAAAGCTTCACCCCCGCCATGGGTGCCTGAAACATCCACCACACTGTTATCCAGTAAACCTACTTTATCACCGAGTATTTTAATATTGCCACCGGTGCCCATGGTTTCTGGTTCGGTTATGTCAGCTCGGGCCGTTAATGTGGCCGTGTTTAGTAATTCAACTTTATTACCCGCATGTAATTCAATATTGCCGGCACTACCAGCTTGAGAGTCGGCTTTAATGTTGCCGGTTTGGCTTATGTTCTCGCCAAGAACAACCACATCACCCGCACGCTTAATGTCGGTGCTGCTTGAAACATTAATCGCACCGCTATTAACCACATCAGCGCCTTTTTTTAAGCTCATACTGCCATCGGGATTTACCACCACGCTGGTGGCCTGAGATAATGTGCCAGAATTCACCGCCTGTGAAAACACATCCCGACTCACACTGGCGGTTAACAAAACCTGTCCACCTGCAGCATTAATTTCACCGCTATTTAACAGGGCAGGGTCAATGCCTAATTCATCCTGTAAAATCTCTTTGGTGATTTTTACGCCGATGGTGCCTTCGTTATTAAAAATTAATGCGGCCTGTCGTCCGGCGGCCATGTTTACCCGGCCTAACGTTGCACTAATTACGCCTTCATTTGTGACCTGCTTGCCGAGCAAGGTAATGCTGCCACCTGAAGCCGCATTTAATAAACCTTTATTAATGACTGTGCCTTTACTGCCCAGCACTTCATTAAACATATAGTTGCCGTTCATAAAATCTGTGGGAGAAATGCTTAAACCTGATGCGACTAAACTGCCGACATTGACCTGTGAGTTGGCACCGAAGAAGATGCCATTGGGGTTAACCAGAATTATTTTTCCATTAGCATCTATACTGCCCAGAATTTTTGAGCCACTATTATCGAGAATACGATTTAATGAAATAGATGAAACATCGGGTTGCAGGTACTGAACTCGCTCGTTGGTGTTGATATTGAACGTGTCCCAGTTAATCGCCATTGAGCCGGTAGTTTGATTAATGGTGGTGTTTAAACCGGATTGATTAATGCTGCCGGCCCCGCCGACAATGTTGCCACCGGTGGGGCCTGCGTGAGCGTAAGGGGTTAGTGTTAAATTTGATAAAATCAGTGAGTAAAATAAAATCTGCGATGTTGTGCTTATTACAGCTAATGATCCTGAAAAAGCTGTATTTTTATTTCCAGTTTTCATAATAATTTCCCTATTTACAAAACATCACAGAATTGTTTTTTTACGCTTAAAATTTTTAAAAAACTCGTGTTAGGCTTGCCGCATGAACGCTATCATCATTAAACCAGATAAATAACACCCTATCTTCATCAGGCAGTGTAGATGGGGCAGTATCGTAACTGGTGATATAGCCATCAAGAATAATAGAAGGATTACAGTTTCCATCGCTCATAGCATTAAATGAGCGAATACGGCCTATTTGTTCAGACACTACATTTTGAAGGCTAACAGAATCAGCGGCACAATCACTAATGCTTGTTGATGGTACATCTCCGATCGTAGTTATGCTCATGTCGGTGTTTGAAGTAAATCCTAAACCAGCAGCTGGTGGCCCAGTATCTTGCCATTGGTTCGTATCAGCAAACACCAAAGGCACATCATCATTCTTATCGCTATAACTCAACGTTATCGTGCCATTAGCATAATCACCTGTGCCACTCATTGTAAGTTCAACAGAGGTGCTTGCTACAAATGCTCCACTCACACTTGTGGTTCTTACGAAATTCCCTCCCTTATATATACGTGCAGTTGCAGTGAATTCTGTTTGAGAAACATCATTATTTAAGTTAACAATATACACAAGATGATTTATCGGGTCTGGGTCAGTAATATCCATTACTGCCATCTGACTAATGCCATTAGCTATCACCTGCATATTGCCGGTAAGGTCAACGGCTGAATTACCAGCCACTTCAACAATGGATGAATCGCCTGTGTAATACCCGGCCAATGTGTCATCACTTTGAATGGTGCCGGTTACGGTTTGAGTGTTATTTGCAATGGTTGCATTTTGAGCATTGCTGATTTGCAAATTAAAGGTTTCATCGGCTTCGATAGAATCATCGCCTGTAACCGTAATGCTAATGGTGCCTGATGTTTCACCTGCTGGAATCACCAACGTTGCCGCTGTGCTGGCAACGTAATCAGAATCAGCCGTAGTCGCGGTGTCATCGCTGGTGCTATAGGTTACGGTTACATCACTGCTTGCCGCGGCACTCAGTGCCAAGTTGAAATCAAGTGTATCGGTTGCCCCGGTATTACCTTCAAGCCCGCTGGCTGCCGCAATGCTTAATGTAGGGGCTGCGGGTGTACCGCCACCACCGCCACCACCACAGGCCTGTAGGCCAAACAGCGCAAACAGGCTGAGTGTGGCCGCTGTAAAAAGAGGTAAACGCTGAGTGGTTCTAGGGAGCTTGGTTGAGTTCATTACATCATCCTGTGTAGTAAGGTGGTTTTTTAGCAAAATTTACGCCCGAGTATACCGAAAATCGGTATTTCTAGCCATGCGAAGGATTTTCTATAGGGTGATATAAATCACACTTAAGGGGTTGGTTGTCTTAATGTAAGCATAATGAAATTAAATGCTGAAGCGAATCATTTTGTGACAATCCATTATCTTTTCGTGCCAAATCATAATGCTGTCTTTTTGAGTGCGATAAAATATTTAGGCACAATTAACGTAAAGCATCTTTATGCACCCGATAAACGCCTTTGCTGATTCTAAAAACAAACTTGGTGTGTGTCATCGTGCGTTGCCCCGGCTCAATAGTTGCGGCGGGTAAAAACGATAAGATGTACTGGGTTTTAATATCTGAAAAATAGTCTCTAAATTCCTGCAATGTGACCATGGTACCCTGGTCGTCCATGGTACCTAGCTCACCGTTTTTAACCGCTTCGATAAAACGATCTTTTAACGTCATAGTGTTATCCCTGAAATGTTTGTCAATTATTGGAAACCGGCGCTTTAAAAAAGCGTCGGTAGCAACCACCTGGCTAATGTGTTTTTTACGTACATATCGCCCGGTTAAGGTGAAAGGGCCGCATGTAACCATGGCGGCCTTTTTTGCACCAGTGACAAACTCAAGTGTATTTCAATAGACCGGACCTCGATTATTAACCGATGGTTATCCGCATTGACGTTAATTGATGTGGGCAGGAAGCATACTTGCGCGCACAGGGTTTCCATATAAGTCATGGATTTAAGCGATTGAATAGTGGGTAAAAACGGCCGAGAAACACAAAAACGGGTCGGCGCTGGTGGGATATAACCTATTGTGGAAAAAAAGCTTCCGACAATGGGGGGTCGTGACGTAATATTACAATTAGCCATTAGCAACTCCTCTTTCAGTTGTTGGTGGTTAGTGGGTTCAGGGTGTTAGCGCACCTTGAACTTGCGTTTTTTTAATTATTTAAAAATTTCATTTCTTTGTTACCTCGCTTGTTTATTTCTTATCGATTTATGGGGTTGTTATGTTATTTAAGTAACGTAAAAATAACACGCCAATAGTAGTCAATAAAATTTGTATTTGTCAAACACTGTCTTTCAGAAGATATGCTTCGTTTAAGCGTGATGTAATGCTTTGTGCTGGCAGGTTTAATGTTTTGCAAATGTTATCGTTGAGCGTTAATTCAGGTGTAAGATTTTTTGTGCTACACGTGTTCGTTTGTGTTTGTATTTTTAAAATTCGATTTAACATATTCTCATGAATAATTTGTGCTGATTGTTTGATGCTTTCATTTTCATGGCTTCGGCGATATTCTGCTTTGGTGAGTTCCTGATAGAAAAAGGTATCTAGCAGGTTGTTGCTTTCCTCCCATCCATGTTCTGGGAATAAGGGGGTAATTGTGTGTTGGGGCATGATTGCAAATCCTTATCGTGTCGTTTGACTATTTTTATTAAGGCGTAATTAAATGGCGATTCTGTAAATCAGGTCGCCTGAATTGTTGATATCAGTGATGACGTCATAACCCATTTTCTTTCTCAGTGTTCCCGAAATCATGCTGCGTACCGAATGAGGCTGCCAGTTAAGGGCGGTTTGTATCTGTGCGTTGGTTGCGCCATTTTTGCGTTGTAACATTTTTATAAGCGTTGCGGTTTTTGAGCCTTCTCGGGCATTGCGCGGGGTTGGTTTTTGGGCTTGAATGCCCAGTGCCTCTCTGCCCGTATTGGTAATGGGGTAGCCTTGTTTGGTTCTAGTTGTAAGAAATGCTTTATTTTGTAATGCGGTGATGACTTTAGTTAATGCGCTACCGCGAAGAGCTGACATGGCTGGATCAAAAAAACCATTATTGGCAAAAGCGAGTTCAAGAATGTGTGTTTGAGCTTTTGATATTGGCATTGGGTTTTTCCTTATAGATTGATAGTTAAATGTGAGTTGTTTTCAATGCCTAAAGTAATGCTTGATTTGGGCGTGCAAGCAAGCTTTGAATTAAAAATATATCGTTCTAAATCAATGATTTATTGAGGATTGCGTTTGCTTGTTGTTAAAAGGGGTTGACCGGGTGTTTAGGAGGTTATAGAATCCGCCCTCGCTAAGGAGAGCAATGATCGGAATTGATTCTGAAAACCGCGGTGTAACGTATTGTATTTAAACGACACGAAAAGCGGTTTTTGTAAAAGATTTTAAAGGTGTTTTGTTAGTGATTACAAGGGTTTGGCAATGACCTGCTGCATAACTTGTAATCAGTAGGTCCCGTGTTCGACTCATGGTGCCGGCACCATATATAGATGGCCTCATACAGTGAGGCTATCGCTGCATATTTTTAAGTGTACTTAATAAACCTGGCGGCCCAAACAGACTGTAGATGTATTTTCATTTGAAAATATAAGCAGGAATTGGGCCGCTTTTTATTGACAGCCAGGCTGTGCTCCTTCAAAATATGCGGCTTCCAGTTTTTGGAGGGGTTCCCGAGTGGTCAAAGGGGGCAGACTGTAAATCTGCTGCTTCGGCTTCGGAGGTTCAAATCCTCCCCCCTCCACCAAATTTGTAAGTGCAGATTTGATGATCTGTTCTGGTAGAGAGTGCGGGTCTACTTGCGGGCGTCGTATAATGGTATTACCTCAGCCTTCCAAGCTGATGACGCGGGTTCGATTCCCGCCGCCCGCTCCAATTAATGTGCAGCCTATATATTATAAGGTATAGAGGTTGTATGTTTAAAAGCTGCTGTAGCCATAGTTTGAGCTGGCGGTAAGAGTTTTGCTCATATAGCTCAGTCGGTAGAGTACTTCCTTGGTAAGGAAGAGGTCACCGGTTCAAATCCGGTTATGAGCTCCAGATTGTTTTGAGATTTTTGTTTTTTTTAATTTAATATTCCCGGGGAGACTGCAATGTCCAAGGAAAAGTTTGAACGTAATAAACCCCACGTCAATGTGGGCACTATCGGTCACGTTGACCATGGTAAAACTACATTAACCGCTGCGCTGACCAAAGTAATGGCAGAAGCGCAGGGTGGCGAAGCGAAAGCGTTCG